TCACTGATCCGGCAGCCGATCCCTGCGGACCTGGCTGCTGGCCATCGACTTCACCGCAGCCTGCAAGACGCCGAACAAACTGACCTCCAACGCCTTGCAAATCGCCTCGATGTCATTGGCCGTGAAAGCCACCTCATTCCGGAGGCGCCTGGACAGGTAGCTCTGGGATATCTTGCTGGCTTTCGCCAGTTGCGGGCCGCTCACCTGCTTCCGGGCCATGACTGCCCGAAACTCGGCCGAGACGGCGCGCGCGAACGGGCCGGCTTCCGGCTGTTTACCTGTGGGCATAGACATGATCGTAAACCGTCCTTGGACTAGAAAACCCCATAGACGCATGATCTACCCCATATGGCCATTAACAACCCATATGGGGCATAGCTGCTGCGATCAACGCTACGCGCCTACGTGATACATCCACAAGATCGATTTAAGCAACCCGCCCCATATGGGGTAAATTTGCCTTGGCGATTCGAGTATTACGGGCCTAGTTCTAGCGGCCACGGGCGACTATTCGCACCTTGTCGGAGTCTCCCGCTAAGGTTCTTTTATTAGTACATATGTTCGAACGATTTGGGGAGTGCCGCTTGAGGATTGACGTTGCAACGGTCGGATCAGTGACGATCCGCACGGTAAGGGAGCTTGGCAATACAGCTGCCGCTGCAGGCGTCCTGCCATCCTTGCTTATTCGGCAATACGAGCTTCAGCGCGCTGCATCAGAGCCTGAGGACTGAGGCCCAGCGACTCGGCGAGCTTGAAGAAGGCCGGCATGGGCATGCTGCGGTGACCTTTGAGGTAGCGGTTCAGGGTTGCGCGTTCGATGCCCATCTTGGCAGCCAGGTCTTTCTGGTCCATGTCGCGCTCGGCCAGTTCAACCTTGATTTGAGTTGCCAACGCCGCTTCCAGGCGTTCACCGTATGTGTCCATGTGTCAATCTTAAACACCAATTGGTCACTTACACAACGTGATTGGTAACTGGGTAACCAGATACAGGTTTACCTAGGGTCACCAACGTGTACTCAGTTCACGCACTTCGGACTACTTGGAAGTGTTCAAATGGATACTTGCAATTGTCCAAACGGACACTTACAGTACTCATATGGACACCCCAACCACCCCACCCAACAGCCCGGACGTGGAGATCGGCCAGCGAGTACAAGAGGCCCTGATCGTAAAGCGCGTCACCGTGAAAGCTCTCGCCGAGACGCTCGACATGAGCTACAGCACGATGCGGAGGACGCTCGAAGGAGAGCGTAGCTTCACCATCAACCAGCTGGCGCACGTCGCCGATCGACTCAACATCCAGCCGTCGTCGCTGTTGCCAAACTCCATGGCCACACGGGAAGCGGCGTGAGCGAATGTCCACCGTAACCCTCCAAGCTTCCGAAACCCCAGCAACTTTCCGAACACCCGAAGAAGTCGCCCCAGAGTTGGGGATGACCAAGACAGAACTACGGCGCTACTGCCGAGAGTCCGGGCACTGCACCAGACTCAGCAAGAACCGAATCATGCTCCACCAAGATGACATCGAAAAGCTCATCCTCTGGGTACGCGAACGAAACGCCGGCGCAGCCGAGCAAGAAGCAAAGCACGACCCCTTCGCCTAACGGCCCCGCCACTTCTGGCACCCTCGCCCGACTATCTGGGCACCCTTCCTGCATCACCATCTTTGACCTCACCCATGGGTTCGTCCCTCGGAGAAAGGGCTAATTGCCATGCCCGAAAACACTTTGGCTGGCTGGGAAAACAAGATCCGTTCCTATGCTGCCACTCACAGGCTCCCCCTCGATCGCACGGTCGTCAGGCGGGCGGCGAAGAAAATCAACCGCAACTTCGAAGCGTGCAACGCATTGACCCTCACGGATGACGAGCTCATCGCCCGTGTCCTTCAACACTCGGACCCGACGGGCGAGGAAGCAGTGAAGAACGTTATGCGAGAGCGCAACCATGCTGCAGCGGCGCGGAGGTTGGCGGCATGAACGACGGAATGGTGAAGCGCGCAGTAAAGCAAGGGATCAACTCCCGCCCTGTCGAGAACGGCCGCGGCGGCAAGCGGCCCCGCAAGAACGCCTTCCAATTCACCCCGGACCTAATGGCAGATGCACTCGAGCGTGCCCGGCAGAAGCGCATCAAGGACGACATCAACGCCTACGCGGCAAGGAAGAGGAACTCATGAAGGCTGCTGCTCTCGAAGACAACGTCTGGATTGAGGATGCTGTCGCCACCATCGGGCAACTCTCCCGGGACAAGGAAGAGTTCACGGCCGACGACCTGCGTAAGGAGATGCGGCCGCCGGCACATCAGAACTGGCCGGGCATGGCGTTTGCCCAAGCCCGCAACCAAGGGCTCATCGAGTCGGTCACCTCGGCAACATCCACAGCCCGTTCCCGTAAGAACGGCTCGCTGAAGACATGGCGCCGCTGCACAGAAGGGAAACAGCAATGACCATCCTGATGCTCGCTTTTGTGTTCGCTGCTGGCCCACTCATGATCCACAAGGCCCGCCAGCATGACCGCCGTCTGGAACCGCGCGAGCCGGTGGACTGGGACGCCATAGAGGAAGAAGCGCAGACCCGTTACGAGGATGACGCCGACAGCTACAGGAAAGGTGAGTCATGAGCCGCGCAAGGCAACGCATCACGAACGCTGTGGAGTCCCGCGGTTACAAGGTCAAGGAGCTCACATGGGAGCCGATCTACAACGCCGGTGAGATGTCTGGGCTTGCCGGCGGCTGGGATCTCATCCTTGATCGGCCATTCCTCGAACGCACCTTCCCGGGTGATGACATGGGAGCGCTGTCCGTAGAAGAGCTGCTGGCCAATATTGACTACTGGCTGCAACCTTCTGACCCATGCGACTGCGACCGAGAGCATTCGGCGATGACAGCGGCAGGTTTGATCAACGATCCGCAGAAGCCCACGCATGATCCGGCTTGCCAGTTCCACATCAAGTACCAGCTTCGGTGGTGGGCCAAGTGATCCGTCATCCTCTTCGTGCCCCGCATGTGCAGCAGCGTCCGGCTGAGGGTATGCCGGCGGGTGGTTGGGCGGCCGCTGACCTGAACCTGCCCGCGCTCTGGTACCAGGCCATCGCCAACTGCGCGACCGGCTGCGAATACCCCATCAGCGGCGACCAACGGCCCGAACAAAGGGATGTATCTGCGGTATCCCACGACAGCCGGAAGTTCACCACCAAGCAGCTCATCCATAACGGTCGCAAGCCATGACCACCCCAGCACCGACCCCGCCGGCGCCCCTCCCGCCGATCCTCGCCGCGAAAGCACGCAATCCCTTGCAAGTTGAACTTGCAACAATCCTCCAAATCACCGAACCGACAACGAAAGAGAAACCATGACAACCCTGATAGTTGACGCTGACGACAAGGTAGCCATCCGCGATGAACTCGGCCACGACGTCGTCTGGAACTTCCTCGAATACGGCGAGGCCTCACCCGAAGACATCGCAGCCTTCCAGGACGCGTATGAACTGGTCAAGAACGGCAACGACGACTGGTGGCACACGGACGGCGACCTCTACCAAGGCACCACACTCATGCGAGTCATACGCCGCAAGTCGGATGGCAGGCTCTTCGGGTTCTCCTACTGGCAAGGCGGTGGCAAGCACGGAGAGTCGATGGTCGAACACAACGGCGATGACCACGGCTTCCCGTCCAAGTACGACTGGGAAGACGGCGTCGAAGAAGACGAGGTCTGGTACGTGTTCCGACCGATCAAGTCGCAGCCCATTCCGGCGTACGTATTTGAGGAGTCCGAATGAGCCGGGACCCGATCGAAAACGCAGACCAGCCGCCCGAAGTCGATGTGCATGACGACTCGAAGAAGTTTCCGCCAGCGCAGAGTGCTGCCACGCGGATCTTGGAGTTCGTCTCATGGTTCGGCGACGGCGAAGTTATCGGCGAGGTATTTGAGCAAGATAACCCTCCTCTCTACGCTCGCGACCTCGAAGCCGCTGCGAAAGCTGCAGTTGCTCCCACTCCCGAGGTCCTGTCCTTCATCAATCAGCGCAGCGAGTACGTGACGGCGGCGAGGAACTCGGGCGGTGACGTCGCCGACTATCACCGCTGGCAAGGGCACATGGAAGCCCGCCGGCAGTTGGCTGAAAAGCTGGGCTACACAGTTCCCTATGAGGTATCGGACCGGACCGAGAGGATTCTGCCCACGCTGGCCGAACTTGCCAACGCGCCCGAGCAAGAAATTGCAGATGACATGGTCAGGAATGACCACCAGTAGCCTCCCGCCTGGAATGAACCATGACCGGGCCAAAGAGAACTGGTCACGCGGACACAACCCCCGACCCGGCTGCGACTGCCCGCCATGGCGATACACGCCCGTAAAGCCCAGACCCACCAACCCAGACTGCAAGATCCACGGCCCCGGACAGGGGCCTTTTTCATGCCCAAACCAAGGAGAAGAATGACACTCCACACGTACCCAGAACTCGAACAAGGCACCGACGAGTGGTTGCAAGCACGATGCGGCCTCCTGACAGCGTCCGTCCTCGGCAGCATTGTTTCTTCGCGCCAGCCAACGGCAATCGAAACAGACTGTCCGGAATGCGGCGCAGAAGCCTCAGGCCCCTGCGTTGGGAAGCGAACTCCCGGCCCACTCAAGACCCTCCACTCGGCCCGAGCGGCAGCAGCCCGCGAACTGGACAGGGTCATCACGGCAGACACCACCAGCGAAACAGCGCTCGGCCTCATCATGACACTCGCCGCCGAACGCATCACCGGATTCGTCGAACCAACCCTGCAGTCCCGGGCCATGGAACGTGGCCAGCTCGATGAGCCGTACGCGAGAGACGCTTACTCCACCCACCACGCCCGAGTCACTGAGCTTGGCTTCATGGTCCGTGAGTTCGACGGCTTCAAGATCGGATACTCACCGGATGGGTTGGTTGGCGATGACGGGCTTATCGAAATCAAGTCCCGCGCCCAGAAGATTCAACTCAAGACGGTCCTTGGCGACGAAGTGCCCGGGGAGAACATCGCGCAACTCCAAACGGGCTTGCTTGTCTCCGGCCGACCTTGGATCGATTACACCAGCTACTGCGGCGGTATGAAGCTCTGGACAAAGCGCGTCTACGCAGACCCCGCCTGGCAAGCCGCCATCCTCGACGCCGCCGCCCAGCTCGAACGGATCGCCGCTGAAATGGTCAGCGACTACCTCGATGCGACCGCCGGCATGCCTGACACGGAGCGCATCAATCACTACCTCGAATTGGAGTTGAAGCTTTGAAAGTCACAGCCGAACCACGCTCCGACCAATGGAACGCCGATGACTTCATAGGCGGCCCGCGAACCTTCACAATCGCAGGCGTCCGTAAGGGAACCGCGGAACAGAAGTACGACATCGACCTTGTGGAAGGTGAAGGCCGAGCTTGGCGCCCGCCGCTCGGCATGCTCCGCGTGCTGATGAAGGCATGGGGCGATGAGTCCCCTGTATGGGTTGGCCGCCGCGTCACGCTCTTCCGAGATGCCACAGTGCGTTTCGGCAAAGACATTCCAGGCGGAATCCGCATCTCCCACATGTCCCATATCGGCAACAAGCCCTTGGACGTGCCAATCACGATTGCCCGGGGAACACGCCGAACCTACACCGTTCAGCCTTTGCCCGACGTCGCACCATCCGGCCAGCCAACGATCAGCGACAAGGTCAAGACCGACACAGCCAAGGCCATCGCCGAAAACACCGTCGCCGCCTACCTTGAATACCTCGCCGCGAACAACGCGCCACCGCACATCATCGACTACGTCAACACCCAAGCAGGAGAAAACAAGTGAGCCGAATCGTCAGTCTTCAGTCCACCAACTACAAGCGGCTCAAGGCCGTCCGCATCGAACCGGATCCTGACGGCAACCTCGTGGTTGTCGGCGGCAAGAACGCGCAGGGCAAGTCCTCGGTTCTGGACAGCATCACGGCCGCGCTCGGTGGAGTGAACGCGAAGACCACGCCGAAGCCGATCCGCGACGGTGAAGACCGCGCAGAGATCATCCTCGAAACCGAGGACTTTGTTGTCACCCGGCGATTCACCGCAGGCGGGTCCACGCTCACGCTGAAGTCGCATGATGGCGCCGTCTACCCCAAAGCTCAAGCCAAGCTGGACGACTGGCTTGGCACGCTCGCCCTCGACCCACTGGCATTCACGCAGCTGTCCGACAAAGAGCAACTGAAAGCGCTGCTGGACCTCGTTGAACTTCCCTTCGACCCAGTGAAGCTGGACGCCGAACGCGCCGACCTCTTCTCCCAACGAACCGAAGTGAACCGCGAACTAAAGCAGGCGAAAGCGGCGGCAGACTCCATCCAAGTGACCAAGGAGATGTCCGAGCTTCAGCCGGTCAACGTCTCCGATTTGCTGGCCAAATACCGGGCCAGCAAGGCCGCCCAAGATGAAGTCGACGCCCGGCTCAAGGACCTGTGGTCAGCGGAGGCGGAACTTGAACGCGTGGAAGGCATGCTCCGAGAGGCGCGGGAAAGGGTCGCCGATGCCACGCGCGCGAGTGACCAAGCGTTTATTGGTGCCAGGGCGCACGAGGCTGCTGAGGATATTCAGGAGAAGCTCGATAGCGTCGAGCAGAACAATGCGGACGTGAACACCTACCAGTCTTGGGTTCGAGCAACCGAGCGGGCAGGCGAACTGCAGGCCGAATCGGCTGACCTCACCGGCCAGATCGATGCGATCGACAAGAGCAAGGCTGAAGGCTTGGCCGCTGCCGTGTTCCCGGTGGATGACCTCGGATTCGACGAGTCCGGCGTGTCGTTCAAGGGCGTCCCGTTCAAACAGGCATCCAGCGCTGAGCAGCTGCGCGTCTCATTGGCCATGGCCATCGCACTCAACCCGAAACTGCGCGTCATCCGAATCGCGGACGGCTCACTCCTCGACTCCGACAACCTGGCCCTCGTGGAATCCATCGCTCGCGAGCACGACTTCCAAGTCTGGATCGAAATGGTAGGTGACGGTGACGGGCGCGGGATCATCATCGACGACGGCGAGGTCAAGGAGTAGTGGCCGGCGAAACCCTTATCACCATCATCGGCAAAGTCCACGACGATCCGGAGCAGAAATTCAACGTTGACGGATCCGCAGTGACAAGACTGACCGTCGTCACCAACCCGCGCAAGTACAACAAGCAAACGAACAAGTGGGAGAACATGCCCGGCAAGTTCTGGCCATGTCGAGCTTGGAACCAAGGTCAAATGCTGCTCGCGGACAACGTATCCAACACCCTCAAGAAGGGTGACAACGTCATCCTTCACGGCGAAATCGAAACTCAGGTCTGGGAAGACGCGCAAGGCACCAAGCGGCGCGGCGACCAGATCCGAATCGAAGCCATCGGCAAGGACCTCCGCTGGCACCAAGCACCCGCCAACGACGTCCCCGCCACTCACCAGCCCGCCGCGGATCCCGGCGGATGGGGCGGCGAACCACAAGCCAACCAAGGTGGTTGGGGATAACCCCTGCCGCCAAACCAAACCACCAACAAGGAGCACACATGTTCATCTTTGCCATCATCCTGGGCGTTCTCGCCCTCGCGGCTCTTGCAGCCGCATTCTTCGTTCCCAATCGGGACAGCTATGGCGACACCTCGCCGCTACCCAGAATAGGAAAGCTCGTCAGCGCCGGTCTCGGTCTGCTGGCCATCATCTTCCTAGCCACCACAATGGTCTACGCGCAGGATCCCGGCGAGGCCAAGGTACTGAAGAACTGGTCCGGTTCCGTCGAAGGCCAGGACACTACCGAAGGCTTCGCGGTCAAGGCGCCGTGGGTGGACGCGATCGACTACGACATCCGAAATCAGCAGGCCGCCTACATCGGCAACGGGCAGGATGACTTCAACGGCAAGAAACCGAACGGCCCGCAGATCACCATTCAGGACAAGGACGGCGTGAGCGCCAACTTTGACGTCGTGGTCCGCTACTCGATCCGGCCGGACAAAGTCAGCGACGTCTACCGCGAGTTCGGCGTGCAAGAGAACTTCCGCGCTCGACTCATCGACCAAGACATTCGCTCGGTAGTCCGCAACGCTCCTGCCAAGTACGCCACCTTGGATGTCCTCACCCGCCGCGGTGGAGTTGAGAAATCGATCACCGATGCGCTCTCATCGCGCTGGGAATCGCAAGGCGTGCAGGTCGAATCCGTTGCGCTGCAGGAGATCCGCTACCCCGACGATGTCCGCCAGAAGTACGCAGATGCGCAGAATGCCCGAACTGAAATCGTTAAGGCACAGGCCGAGCTTGAAGCTGCGCAGATCTCCGCTCAGCAGAAGGTTGTCCAGGCGCAGGCCGAAGCTGACGCCAACAGCAAGCTCGCCGCATCACTCACTGATCCCATCCTGCGGCAGCGATACTTGGACACGCTCAAGGAATTGGCCAAAGCCGGGAACCTCGTCGTCGTCCCAGCCGACGGCGGAAATCAGATCATCAACCTCCCCGCCAAGTAGCTCAGCCAATCTGATCTAGCACAACCGAACCAAAAGCAAGCCGCCAGTGAGCGGCTTTTTTCATGCCCGCGGCGCCCGGCTCACCACCGGGCGCCGCCCCTCGAAAGGACCCTATGAACCACGCAAACGAAATTCAGGCCCGGGACGGCGTCGCTGTTGTCCTCTACGGCAAGCCATCGTGCGTCCAGTGCGATGCGACGGAGCGGAAGCTCAAGAAGCACAACATCCACTTCACCAAGGTCGACGTCAGCGAGGACGAGGTTGCCCTGGCGTTCATCAAGACGCTCGGCTACCTGAAGGCACCGGTCGTTTACGTATCGGCGATCGATGGCGATGAGCACTGGACCGGCTTCGACGTAGAGAAGATCGCCCTGCACATCACCGAACGACCCGACGCGCATGCTGCTTAGCGACAACTGCTGTAGCGCTTGCAAAGGCGCGTTCGGTATCTGCCGCGACCGCAACTGCTGGCACCACATCGACACGCGACGACGCCAGGACAAAGACGACATCTCCCGACGCCTCTACCGCGACCCCACCGGCGACGAAGCAGTCAACAACGTCATCCGGTCCACCAGACCAAAACGACCCGAGAGAAGAAACCGCCGTGCACATCACTGACCTGTTCACCCTCGAAGAACTTGACGCCGAGATCGAAGCTCGAAGGATCAAGCCGAACGATCACCCAACACTCCCGCTCCGACTCTTCAACTACACGGAGATCGCTCAGTACCAGAAGTCCTGGACCGCGGTGACCCGGACTTGCCGCGGCCTGATCGTCCATCGCGAAACCGGCGAAGTTCTCGCTCGACCATTCCCGAAGTTCTTCAACCACAACGAAAATCAGCACCCGCACTTCGATCCTGCCGAGCCGATCACCGTAACCGACAAAATGGACGGATCGCTGGGCATCACCTATCCAACCGCCGGCGGCACGCTGGCTGTCGCCACGCGAGGATCCTTCACCAGCGACCAAGCAATTCACACGACGGCAATCCTCCGGACGCGTTACCCGGACTGGCGGCCCCCGGAAGGATGGACGGCCCTGTTCGAGATCGTCTACCCGGAGAACCGCATCGTCGTGGACTACGGCGACGTCGATGATCTGGTACTTCTCGGAGCGGTCAACATCCAGAGCGGGATCAGTTGCAGCCCCGCAGGTTTGTCGTGGCCGGGCCCTCGCGCTTTCACTTTCGAGTTCAACTCCTTCGCTGAAGCTCTGGCCGCACCGCCCCGCAAGAACTCCGAAGGGCTCGTGGTCCACTTCCGAACCTCGGATGTCCGCGTGAAGATCAAGCAGGACGACTACGTCGCGCTGCACCGGATCGTCACCGGCTGGAACGAGCGCACCATCTGGGAGCGGCTGTCCAGCGGCGAACCTCTGGACCTGCTCATCGAGGGTCTGCCCGACGAGTTCCACAAGTGGGCCACCGATATCGCACGCACCCTCACCGCAGAGCACGACCTGATGCTGCACCAGGCGAACACCCTGCACGCCGAGATCCTCGAATCCATGCCCAAGGGCTGGGAACGCAAGGACTACGCCATCGAAGCATCACGCTTCCCCGCGTGCCGCCCCGCGCTCTTCCAGTTGCTCGACGGCAAAGACATCAACGCCTGGGCATGGAAATCCGTGTACCCCACCTACGCAGAGAAGGACCAAGCAGCATGAGCAAGCTCATCATCACCCGCGGGCTGCCCGCATCCGGCAAGACCACCTTCGCCCGGCGCTGGGTAAACGCTGACCCTCGCACCCGTATCCGGCTCAACCGTGACGAACTCCGCCGCATGCTGCATGCCGACGTCGAGGCGACCACCAATGGCGTGCAGGAACACCTCATCACGAAGCTCCAGCACGACGCCGCCCGGCAAGCACTCCGCGCTGGCACCGATGTGGTTGTGGACGACACGAACCTTCGAGGGAAGACCGCAGCAGACTGGGCCAAGTTGGCCGATGTCGTCGGCGCCGAGTTCGCCGTACAGGACTTCACCCACGTATCCTTCGAGACGTGCTTGTGGCGGAACGCCCAGCGTCCGGCCGAGACGCGCGTGCCAGAGGATGTCATCAACACCATGAACATGAAGTTCCTCAACGGCCGGATCCTCCCCGTTCCAGCGCCCCGCCAGAAGGCTGAGTCTGAGTGGACCCCGTACGAATCGGATTGGTCTTTGCCGACCGTATACCTCGTGGACATTGACGGAACAGTGGCCATCAAGGGTGACCGCGACATCTACGACGGCGCGAAAGCTCACCTGGACACAGTGAATGAAGACGTCGCCATGGTCATCCACTACCTCGGCGAACAACACCAGCTGATCTACATGTCCGGCCGCAGCGATGAACACCGCGGCGTTACTGAGCAGTGGTTGAAAGCAAACGGGCTGGAATTCGACGAGCTCCACATGCGCGCCGCCGGCGATCACCGCAAGGACTCGATCGTCAAGCACGAACTGTTCAACCGCCACGTCCGCAACAAGTACAACGTCCGCGGCGTCTTCGACGATCGAAACCAAGTCGTAGAGATGTGGCGCGCGATCGGCCTCACCGTATTCCAAGTCGCCGACGGCAACTTCTAACCTGAACCGCCCACCAAGGCCCCGCAACCCGGGGCCTTTTTCGTACCCAAAGGAGGTACAGATGAGCGACTACCAAGAGTTCCTACGCGCCAAAGCGGACTTCGAGAAGAGCTACGGCCACCAGATACCAGCCACGGCCGTTAACCCCATCCTCAAAGACCACCAGCGCGACATTGTGCAATGGGCTGTCGAAGGCGGCCGCCGCGCCATCTTCGCAGCATTCGGCCTGGGCAAGTCCATGATGCAAATCGAAACGCTCCGGCTCACGCTGGCCGAGGCTGGCGGATCCGGGCTGATCGTCGCTCCGCTCGGTGTCCGGGGCGAGTTCATCCGCGACGGCCGAAAGATGGACGTCGAAATAAAGTTCATCCGCAACGCCAAAGACATGACCTTCCACGGCGGCGGGCTTTACATCACCAACTACGAGACCGTCCGTGACGGCAAGCTCGACCCCAGCCTCTTCACGGCCGTCTCCCTCGATGAAGCTGGCGTGCTCCGCTCGTTCGGATCGAAGACCTACCAAACGTTCCTGCCGCTCTTCAACAAGGTCAAGTACCGCTTCGTCGCCACCGCAACACCATCGCCCAACAAGTACAAGGAACTCATCCACTACGCCGGGTTCCTCGGCGTCATGGACACCGGCCAGGCACTCACCCGGTTCTTCCAGCGCGACTCCACGCAGGCCAACAACCTGACCCTCTACCCGCACAAACGGGAAGAGTTCTTCATGTGGCTGAACAGCTGGTCGATCTTCCTGCAAAAGCCGTCCGACCTCGGCTACAGCGACGAGGGCTACAACCTCCCACCGCTGACCGTCGAATGGCACCCGGTGGACGTCGACCACTCGACAGCCGCGGTGGACCGGGACGGGCAAGCCCGGCTGTTCCGCGGCGGAGTGAAGGACCTCGCCGGGGCGGCCAAGGAGAAGCGAGACAGCCTCACCGCCAGAATCGGGAAGCTCATGGACCTTGTCCGCCAACACCGCGAAACGGACGGCTCGCAGATCATCCTCTGGTGCGACCTGAACGACGAGCAATCAGCGATCGAACGGGCACTGGCCGCCGAGGACATCACCTACAGCTCAGTGCACGGATCCTTGGACCCGGACACCGCTGAAGACCGCATCGACGCGTGGCGGGACAAGGAAACCTGGGCACTCATCGGCAAGCCCGTGCAGCTGGGGCAAGGCCTGAACTTCCAGCAGGCACACACCGCCGTTTTCGCCGGCGTCACCTTCAAATTCAACGACACCTTCCAAGCGTGGCACCGCATCCAACGATTCGGGCAAGAACACCCCTGCACCATCCACATGGTGCATGCCGAGTCCGAAACGGAAGTCGTCCACTCCCTCAAGGACAAATGGGCGCAGCACAAGGAGCTCACCAACACCATGACCGAGATCATCAAGAAATACGGGCTGTCCCGGAACTCCATCACCGAAGCCCTCACCCGTTCCATGGGCGTCGAGCGCATCGAAGCTTCCGGAGAAGGCTGGACCCTCGCCAACAACGACTGCGTTGACGAGACCACCAACCACATGGACGCGAACAGTGTGGACCTCATCGTCACGTCCATCCCCTTCAGCAACCACTACGAGTACACGCCGTCCTACAACGACTTCGGGCACACCGACGACAACGCGCACTTCTGGGAACAGATGGACTTCCTCACCCCGCAGCTGCTCCGGGTCCTCAAACCTGGCCGCATCTACGCCTGCCACGTGAAGGACCGCATCAACTTCGGCAACGTCACCGGCGCAGGAATCCCCACCGTGTCACCGTTCCATGCCGAAGCGCTGTTCCACGGAATGAAGCACGGCTTCGACTACATGGGCATGGTCACTGTCGTCACCGACGTCGTCCGGGAGAACAACCAGACTTACCGCCTCGGATACACGGAGATGCGCAAGGACGGAACAAAGATGGGCGTCGGTTCGCCAGAGTACATCCTGCTCTTCCACAAGCCGCAGACCGATCGGTCCAAGGGCTACGCGGACGACCGAGTGACCAAGGATATCGAGGACTACTCGCTGGCCCGCTGGCAGGTCGACGCGCATGCCAACTGGCGGTCAAGCGGTGAACGGCACCTCACCTCGGACGAACTTGCCGCTCTGCCGGTCGAGCAGCGGTCGCGGTTGTTCACTGATCAGACTCTTCGCGAGGTCTACGACTACGAATCGCACATCGAAGTCGGCGAGGCGCTGCAGGGCAAAGGTGCGCTTCCGGCAACGTTCATGTCCCTCATGCCGGGATCCTGGGCGCCGGATGTTTGGCACGACATCAACCGCATGCTCACCCTCAACGGCGAGCAGAAGCGCCGCAACGTGCAGATGCACGTCTGCCCGCTGCAGTTCGACATCGTTGACCGACTCATCACCCGGTACTCAAACCCGGGCGACGTCGTGTTCGATCCGTTCGGAGGACTAGGCACGGTACCGCTCCGGGCCCTGAAGCTCGGCCGCCAAGGACGATCAAGCGAACTCAATCCCGGGTACTTCCTCGACTCCGTGAAATACCTCGAAGCCGAAGAACGCCAGCGCGAAATGCCCACACTGTTCGACCTCGAAGGGCTGCCCGAAGCGTCATGACCGGCTACGTGTACCGGGGCTCAGAGCCGTGGCCCCCGGAACCACGGCCCCCGAAACCAAAGCCCAAAGTCATGCCGCTCCCAGAACCACTATGGGGCGGCACCCTCGGACTCGCCCTAGCCGCCGCAGAAGTCGACGCCTGGGAACGACTCCACCCCGTCAAACAACACAGAGAAGAAGGCAAGCACTCATGAAGTTCACCATCCCCGCCAACGCACTCGCCGACGCCGCAGCATTTGCCGCCAAGGGCATCAGCCCTCGCCCCGCAAACCCGGTCCTGTCAGGACTCCTGATCGAAGCGGCGACCGGCGCACTGCGCATCAGCGGATTCGACTACGACAAGTCCGCCCGCACGCAGGCAGCGGCCGACGTCGAACGCGACGGCAACGCGCTGCTGCCCGGCAAGATGTTCACGGACATCGTCAAGAAGTTCGGCAAGAAGACCGTCACCGTCGAAGTCGACGGTACGGCCGCAAAGCTCACCGCCGGATCCGCCGTATTCACCATCGGCTCCATGAGCGTCACGGACTTCCCGCCCATGCCACCGCTCCCCCAGTCTGCTGGAACGGTAGACGGCGACGTGTTCGCCGCAGCCGTGGCCCAAATCATCGACGCTGCTTCCACCGACGCAGCGGTGCCGGCACTCATGGGAGTGAAGGTCATCAGCGACGGCAACGAACTCATCCTGCTGGCCACTGACCGTTACCGTTTGGCCGAAGTCGTCGTCCCGTGGACGCCCGCTGGGGACGGATTCGAAGCGCTCGTCCGGGCGACCTGGCTCCGCGATGCGGCCAAGGGACTTGCAGGCGAAACGCAGATCCTCATCGACGGCAACAACGTCGGCATCCGATCAGGAAACCGGGCCACCACCACGACCGTGCTGGACCAGGACTTCCCGAAAATCCGGACGCTCTTCCCGAAGTCGACCGAGACCGAGATTGTCGTTGACCGCGCCGAGCTTGCCGACGTCGTATCCCGCGTCGGGCTCGTCGCCGAGCGCAACACTCCGCTCCGCATCACCGCATCCGGGAGCGAGATGACCGTAGACGCAGGAACGGGCGAGGCCGCGCAAGGTCAGGAAACCATCCCCTGCGAAGTCAACGGCACGGACGTCGTCGTTGCCGTGAACCCCGGATACCTCGGATGGTCACTTTCGGTGACGCCATCGGAGAACATCACCCTCGGCTTCCAAGAGAACCGGGGCAAGCCTGTCCTGATCACCGGAACCGAGGCGCTCTCTCACCTCATCATGCCGGTACGCCTCCCATGAGCGCGGAGACGTTGACGCTAGTCGGCCGCCAAACCGGCGATGAAACCTATGAGGTTCTGGCTACTCCCGAGTTTGGAAACCGGATCCGCTTGAAGGTCGGGAAGGGCTCGTACAGCGCAGGTTACGCCAGCCGAACTGGATACCTCGTAACGACCAACAACGGCGGCGTTATCACCGCACACCGATCATTCGAGCGCGCCGTGGCCGAAGCCAACAAGAGGGCAAAGCGCTACGTGCGCGCCTACTCAAAGCCGAGAGGACGACAGAAATGACAGACGCCCAAGACATGCTCCCAGGCGAATGGCCGGAGCCCGTGGTCACGGCCGACATGATCATCGAGCGGAACATCAAGGAAGCGCTGACTCAGGAGACCTACTTTCACCTAAACCTTGCCGATGGGAAGGCTGGCGAATCCGACGACGCGCGCGAACTCAGACTCGTTCGAGCCAACATGCATTGCTTCGCGTTCCTCCTGGACGCCGTCATTGTCGATGTCCTCACCGAAGTGCAGGGCTACAACCGGGCGTGGGCTGACTCCATGGCCGCAGCGATTGACCGCAAGCTCGAATGGGGCGAGCACTACCCAGAGATGCTCTGGCAATGGGCCAACGATCGCGGGCTCGACCCTGAACAACTTGGACAGCAAGCCAAAGAAAAGTTTGCCGAGAATGCCGAGAGTCGGCTTTAGAAGGTGGTGATCAGACCCTTGGAGTACAGCCAGAACTGTGAAGACTCGGCTTCCCGCCACACAGTGTCAATGCCGTGATCCCTGAGTAGTTCAAGTAGATCACCAGCGGGCTTTGCAGGCAGAAGAATCCGGCAGCGCTCTACAGACACGCCTCTACGATAATCGAGCATCTGCCCTAACCCGGTTCGAATGTTGTTCCGCGTCGCTTCCGCCTTAGCTTCGTAGAGGACGCTATCCGTGAAGTCGTGAATGTCGGACATCAGCACGTGGCTAGCCCCTGGCGGTGTTATCGCGAACCGACCCACATCGTGTCCTCTGGCTTCAAGAACAGTTTGGAATGCCTTGACCAGAGCCTGCTCTCGCTTCAAAGCGATGCCTTGCGTCTTCTCAGGAACGGTGAACGTGTCAGACGTGTGCTCTTCCAGGGGCACGCGTCTGGCAGCCCAGTCCTTGGACAGCTTTGAGGCCGAAGTGGCGTTGTCCTGGGACCGTCTGAGCACCCGGCCAACTGGGCGCAGATTGAAAACGAAGACTGTGCGGGCCACGCCAAACTTGTCCGGCGCATCCTCAACTGAGTAGGGCAATGCAGTATCGACCTCGAACTCGCCCAGGTAGACCTGCCTCTTGGTCTTCTTGGTCCCGGGCACGATCCCGTCAGCCGCGAAAAGTCGGATCGCCTTACCGTCCGCCCTGTGGTCGCGTGCTGCCTTGTTGCCGAGCCACATCCGTTGTGCCCCGTCATCCCCCATTCCCGTGTAATAGAAAATGGAGCCGCCGTCCGCCCACCCATCGTACTGATATCCGTGCTTATGGCCCTCTTCAGGGTCCGAGAATATGAACACATTCGGGGACTTCCGAGACGTGACCATCCCGCCCTGGGATGAGCCGCCGTACAACTCGGAAATTTCGGCTCGTGTGCTAGTCCAGCCGACTGGCGTCCCCCATGGAATAGTCATGGGCTAAACCCTAATACCAGCCTCTGACAAAGGCATTCACGAGAGCTTCCCGCGCCATGCGGAACCATGTGCCCTCTGCCCACCCAACGCGCGAGACCTCGGCATGATCGCAGCCGAATCACTCGGCGCCGCTTGAGGAATTGTCTGAGGAGGACTCACCGGTGCTGCCGGAAGTTGTCGTGGGGTCCTTCTTCGACCTAGTCGGCAACAACAAATCAAACTTCACATCTGCGGCGTCTAGGTTAGTATCCGCTTCACGGAGCAATTTCAGAGCTTCACTCCGCTTCTTCTTTTTGGAGGAAGTGCTCCATGGCAATACCACGGTGGCGGTAGTAATGGCTTCCTGCAGGGCGATGAACACGTCCCTTGCGAAGGGCTCCTGCCGAAGTGTTGCACGGTCGTAGTGCAGCGCCATGCCTCTCAGTTTCCCCGGCCAGTGGATGAGGATGTCGGCCACAGGCTTGGCCTCCTGGCGGGACATCTGCAGCCTCGCAACAGCCGAAGTCATCGGAGCAAGGAAGCCTGCAGAGTCGAAAGTTTGTTCCGGATCTTTGTGTCGCCTGACCGCCGACTCGAAGCCCTCCATCACTGCAACGCAGTCAGCCAATGCTGCGATCTCGACAGTACGTTCCACTCCGTGACGTTGTTGTGCATTCGTCAGACGAACCACGAAGAGGGCGACCATGCCGCCAACGAAAGCGGCGACTAGGGCTCCGATGGCTCCACTCCAGAAGCCGAGCCAAGTGCCACAAGTGATCCAGGCGAATTCGCCGCATACAAACACATCCACTCCCGGATCATATAGGCCCATTGGCGGCCCCACCCAAAGAAAGGAAACCAAATGGCCAGGCAATACGGGCAGATAAAGGTAAGCATCTGGGTTGATGATGACTTCCTAGACCTGTCCCCCATGGCTCAGTGGTTGTTCATCCACCTCTCCACACACGCCGATCTAAGCCACTGCGGCGTCGTGGACTGGCGCCTGAAACGCATCGTCCCGAAGGCAAACGGCCTCACGCTCGACATCCTCGAGTCAGCCGCCCAGGAGCTCATCGAAGGCGTGTACATCATCGCGGACGAGGACACTGAAGAAGTTCTCGTCCGCTCGTTCATGCGCAGCGACGGGCTCCTGAAGCAGCGGAACATGGGCGCGGCCGTCGCCAAGGCATACGCCTCGGTGGCGTCCCGCACCATCCGCGGCGTCGTCGTGCACGAGCTCCATAGGTTACAGAAAGAGAACCCTGACTGGACCAGCTGGGGAGCCTTGAAGGATGTCATGGCAAGTCGGTCCATAAACCCTAATGAATTGGGTTCCGAGGACGCTGCATAAAGGGTTCCGGAAACCCTTCCGAAAAGGGTTCAATCGGGCTTTTCCGATGTCATCACGAAAGGCATCGGTAACACCTGCACCTAACACCTACACCTTCACACCACCACCTCAAAGTGCCAACCAAGCCTGTTTCTTAACTCACCAGAGCCCAGAAATCGGCAACAACCAGCGGCGAAAGTCGGGCGACGTTTTGGCTTGAAAGGAAATCCCAATTTGATGATCACCGACCAGCAGGCACGGGCCATCGCCTACCTGCTTCACGAGATCCGCCCAGACTGGCCAGTCGCATCGCTGATGTCACTCATCGACAAGCACCGTGACGTGCCTAGCCTGGGCGCCCTGACAATCGCCGCCACAACCAAGGCCATGGAGTCCACATGCCAGACACCTGGCCCGATCTTCCACCCCGGACCGCACTGGCCGGAAGCGGCCCGGTCGCACCTCCCGCGCCCGCCCTCATGCGAAGACCACATCGGCCAAGAGTCCACCAGCTGCCGATCCTGCTGGGCTGACTTCAAAGCTGGCGACAGACCACAAACCCACATCGGAAAACACTACGAAGCCCCGGCAACCGCTGGGGCTTCTGACATCGAAGGAGAACAACGATGACCGCTTACACCTCGCCCCGCATCACCTCAACTGCTTCCATGAACGTGCCCGGCAGTCTTACCGCCGGTGCACTCCGCGACTTCGCCGCATCCGTCCCGCCTGAAGCCCGGGTCAGCATCAAGGAGTATCAAGGCGATCAGCGCGACCCCGGATACGTCACCCTCACCGCGACATGGGATGGCAGCCCCAGCAGGCCCGCCACACACCGGAGTTCAAGCCTTACCTCCCAGCGTGACGGGCAATGAAGCAAATCACCGGCAAGTGCCGATTCTGCAAGTCCAGGGTCTGGCTCAAAGACGGCAAATGGCTCCACGACGGCATCGGGACCCTCGTCCACATCATCAGGCACCGGAAGGAAGGAACCCAATGATCGGATTGCGAATCGTCGCGCACGGAGCTCCCGCAACCCAAGGCAGCAAGAAAGCATTCATCCGCGGCAAGAAAGTCGTGCTGGTCGAAATGGATGAGAAGCTGCCCGCCTGGCGTGAGGCGGTCGAAGCCGCAGCCCGGCTCGCTGCGGGCCCGGACTGGAAGACGATCGACGGCCCCGTCGCAATCGCGGGCGAAGTTCGACTCCGCAAACCCGACACCACCAAATTCGGATTCATGCCAGCCGGGCCGCCCGACCTCGACAAGCTGCAGCGGGCCATCGGTGACGCACTCACCGAATCCGGAGTCATCAAGGACGACGCCCGAATCGTCCACTGGAACATCCGCAAAGTCTGGGCGACCACCCTGCCCGGGCTTGACATCACCATCAGACATGCAGGAGGCAACGCATGAAGTACTTCTACGACACCGAATTCCTCGACACCGGCAAATACATCGATCTCATCAGCATCGGCATCATTGCTGAAGACGGCCGCGAGTACTACGCAATCAACGCCGGCGCCCAATGGGCAATCATCAACCAGCACCCCTGGCTGGCGGAAAACGTTGTAGCCCAGCTACCAGAGCCAAAATCTCCGGAATGGAAGATGACCTGGCAAATCCGCGACGAGGTGAAAGCCTTCCTCACGCACTCCGACGACACTGAACTCTGGGCTTGGTACAGCGCCTACGACCATGTGGTGTTGGCTCAACTCTTCGGGACGATGATGGAACTCCCTGAAGGCATCCCCATGTACACCAACGATGTCCGATCGCTCGTGGACTTCACGGGCGTCAACATTCTGCCCAAACAGCAAGGCGCAGAACATGACGCACTCGCCGACGCCCGGCACGTCAAGCAGATGTACGAACACATCATCAAGGCGAGTGCGCGATGACCTTCCACGGAAAGACTGAGGAACCCAAACCACCCCGGCCGCTGCGGAACTTCGCCTATCGAGTCTACGACGGCGGCATCGAACACCACGTGTCATCGCACGAGGTCTACTTCTACGAGGCCGGACGCGTCGGCTTTTGGAATTTGGGAGACGACGACGAGCGCGTACTGGTCCTGTCCACCAAGGCATTCCAAATTCGGCAGGTGGTGAACAACGAATGAAGCCATACAACTGCCCCACCTGCGGACGGTTCAGCCGAGGTGGCTGGGAAATCACGATCAGCGAATTCAATGTCCAATGGGGCGCCATCTGCAAAGTCCATGGCGACTGGCAGAACAGCACATGAGCACCAAACGCAGACCAGGCGGCCACCCTGCCAAGCAAGACCCCGACGTCGCCAAAACCTTCCGGACCATGAAAGCCGCTGTCGAACTCGTCCGCAACCTCGAAGGCAAGGTCACCCCGGAAGCTCACCTGAACCTCCGAGCCGCCGCGCTCGGCCTCATGCACCTCTACGCCGAACAAACCGGACTACCCGCACCAACCCAACTACTAGGAGGCAAAACGTGAGTCACGAGTGCACGACGTCGGACTGCCAAAACCACACAAGCACCTACCTCTGCACACAATGCGTCCGAGACCTGCAAGCCTGGCTCGACAAGATCCCCACGCTGATCGAGGCCCTAGGCGTCACCATCGCTAAACTCGATCACGTCCGACCAATCAGCGGAGGATGGAACGGCGGCGGCAAACCCGGCAGCGCAGCACCCATCAACCTCGACGCGCTGCAGCTGCAGGAAAACCTCAAGAGCGTCGGCCGGCACGCCAAGGACTACGCCCAGGACTCTCGCGCTGCTGGCCTCGCATGGCTAATACAAGACTGGGTAACCAGCGCCGAACTGCTCGTCAGTGGCCCCGAGGAACCACCCGTCAACCACGCAGCCAACCGCGAGCGCGTCAAAGACATCGCGCCACCCATGCCCACCCGCAAGCTCGTGCCATGGCTCCGGCTCAACGCCCAGATCACGCTCACCGGAAAGGACATACGAAACTGGGTAGCCCGCGGCAAAATCAAGGCAGTTGAATCCACGCCGTCGCCCACCTACCACCCACACGAAGTGCTCGACGCTTGGTACGAAACACGCCGCGAACAAACCCGCACATGAATCCGCGAGGTTGTGTTAAAGTGACTCACTGAGGGGTATTCGACGTACCCAGCATCAGCCGGATCGCTACAAGCGACCGGCTTTTTTAGTGCCCGAAACACCTTCCACTTTCGGAGGTCACTATCTCCCGTGCAGGGTCAAGCACACAGCCGCTCGCCGAGAGGCGCCGGCCAAAGGGGATGTAGCTCAATTGGCAGAGCAACCGGAGTGTGGTGCCCCCAAGCCCCACTCCGGCGTGTTGCTGGTTCAAGTCCAGCCATCCCCACGCCAGGCAATGCGACGTACCCACGAAGAACGGTGGGCGGGACGACCGACGCAGAGGACCTAATCCCATGGCAGACGGGGAGATAGTCTGCCACTCCGAACGTCCCGGCCAGTTCCGCGCCATGCCAATCAGATGGGCATGTAGGGAACCTTATGGCTGGCACCAAACCGGGCACGCCCACACCAGCGACTGACACTGGCGGGGCAACAACTTCCGGTGCCGCAGTCAAAGTCACCAACCAAAGTCACGGCGGCCACGTCAAGGAACCAAGGTAGAACCGGGATGCCGTTTTCTCCATCCTGCCAAGGCGCTACCTGCTACGACACCGGAACAAAACTCAAGCGGCGGCCCACTGGAAAACCAGTGCGCCGCCGCTCACCGGTCACGCTACTGCACCGTAATCTCGCCGGCTGCAATACGAGCCTTCACCTCGACATGAGCAACCGCTTCCAGAACGGCAGCGACCTGCTGCTGCAGGTTGGTGACAATCTCCTGGAACTCAGGGTCGCCTTCCTTGGCATTCAATGCATCGACCGACTCCTTGATGCGCTTGGCTGCCGCATACGACGCCGGTGTGTAGTCCTCGACCATTCCATTGATGGTGGTTGTGACGTTCTCGCTCATGGCGTGCCCTCTCGTTGTGCTCATACGAACCGTTCAACTCAAGCAGAGCCAATCGTGCGAGGCGAGCGCCTTCCGCGACTGGCGTAAACCCTTGACCAAACATCCGGAGGCAGCCATGAGCGAACAGACCAAGGCTGCACTCGAAGCAGCGCTACAAGAACACCTCACCGACGAGTGCGGACCACAGCGCGTCATGACCGACTACATCCTCACCATGGCCTACATCAACCTCGACCGGCCACTCTCCGACAACGTCACCGGATACCTCCACGACGCACGAGGCGCAATGCACAGCACCATCGGCCTAACCGAACTGCAAGGCGCATGGCTCGCTGACGGCGGCGGAAGCAATGACCCAGACGACTCGCTAGACCCATGAGTGCCAAACCTTGGGCATGCCACACAGAAGGCTCGGATCCTTACCACGTGTGGCCACTCGATGACCTCATCAAACACGACACCAACGACGACGATGGCAACTGCGCATGCGGGCCAACAGTCACACCAGTCGAAGGTGACAACGGCTACATCGGATGGGTCATCACACACCACTCCCTCGACGGACGAGAGCTGCACGAGTAACCATGCCAAGAGCCAAGCGCATCTGCTCCAAGCCAGGCTGCCCACTCCCCTCCAACGGTGGCCACTGCACCAAGCACAAGCGTGAAGCAGACCGAGCACGAGGCACACGAACCCAACGAGGCTACGGTCCCGAGCATCAATCACTGCGCAGGCAATGGGAACCCAAGATCAAGAAGGGCACAGTCCGCTGCGCCAAGTGCAACGAGCCCATCAAGCCAGGCACGCCATGGCATCTAGGTCACAACGATGACCGAACTGCATGGACAGGCCCCGAACACCCCTTCTGCAACACCAGTGACGCGGGCAAGAGATCCCATCCGGACCCCTCATAGGGGGTGGGGGGAGACCCCTTCAGAGGGTCAAATCCAACACCGCCGGTGAGGTCTCTCGATGGTGCGGAGGGTTCAAAAACTTTCAAGGTCCCTGCTTTCGGAGGAGGTCGGCGTGACGTCCGGTGGAGCTCGGGCCCGTTCTGGCCCCAACGCCGATATCAATTCGGCTCGATCTGAATCTCGCGGTTTGAGCTATGAGAAGCTCCCCGCTTCCGGCTATGACGGCGATGTTCCGGAGTTCCCTTTGCCTCGGTTGGAAGTGACTTCGACCTACTTTGACGATGGGCAGAAGCTCACGGAAGTGGACGAGGGTGCGAGCGCTGAGCGGTTCTCTCGTGAGAACGAGTTGTGGTGCTGGGCGTGGCGTACTCCGCAGGCTGCTGCGTGGGCGTTGGAGTCCTGGCGCTGGCAGTCCGTTGCTGACTGGGTCCGCATGAAAGCCCATTGCGAGACGAGCGACGCTTCGGCCGCCGATCGCACTGGCCTGCTGAGGCTGCAAGAGCAGATTGGCCTCACTCCTTCGGGATTGAAGCTGAACGGCTGGGCGATTGCCCGTGATGAGGTCGCGCCGCGGCGTGCCGAGAAGGAGTCAGAGCCCGATTCGTCTTCGACTGGCAAGCGTGAGCGCCGGTTGAGGGCGGTGAAGGATGGCAGCGGATGACGGTCTGGGCGTTGTTGACTTCCCGACTCTTGGGGACCTTCTAGACGCTTGGTATGAGCAGCACTGCACGATTCCGAACTCTTTGGGTCTTCGCATCCCTTTCCGTCAGTCTGACTGGCAGTTTTGGTGCACGGCGAACCATTACCGGATCCGTGAAACTGCCAAGTGGGATGAGGATAATCCTCCGCTCGCTCAGGCGTTCGTTTATCGCCGTTCGCTCGTTGTTGCGCCGCAGAAGACTGGCAAGGGTCCGTGGACGGCTGCCATCACCGCCGGCGAGGCCGTTGGCCCGTCGATGTTTTGTGGTTGGGCTCAGGCCGGTGACAAGTACCTGTGTGAGGATAACGGCTGCTCTTGTGGCTGGGAGTTCGAGTACGAGCCGGGCGAGCCTATGGGGCGACGTCGTCCCGGACCGTTGATCCAGTTGCTTGCGTCTTCGGAAGAGCAGGCCGGCAACGTGTACGGCCCGCTGTCCACGATCGTCATGGAAGGCCCGCTCACTGAGCTCATGGCCATCCGTGAAGGGTTCATCCGTATCCTCGACGGCGATGGCGGTCCGAAGTCCAACCGCATCGACGTGGTGTCGTCCTCTGCTAAGTCTCGACTGGGCCAGCCGATCACTTTTGCCATTCAAGACGAAGTTGGCTTGTACACGAAGGAAAACAAGCTGATCGAGGTCGCTACGACTCAACGTCGTGGTTTGGCTGGCATGAACGGCCGCTCTGTCGCGACAACGAATGCTTGGGATCCTGCCGAGAACTCCTATGCGCAGCAGTCGTACGAGTCCCAGGCCAAGGACATCTTCAAGTTCTTCCGGGAACCGCCCAAGGACTGGTCATACCGTTCCAAGGCTGGCCGCCGGAAGATCCATGCCTACGTCTACTCTGGTTCGCCTTGGGTCGACTTGGACAACATCGAGGCTGAGGCTGCCGAGCTCATGGCCACGGATCCTGCCCAGGCGGAACGGTTCTTCGGGAATCGTCTCGTCTCGGGCGCGGGTACATGGTTGCGCGACGGTTTGTGGGAGGCCGCATATGCAGAAGCAGCTGTGGTTGCCCAATCCGCCTGATGGCACGTCGATTTGTCTGGGCTTTGACGGCTCGGAGAACAACGACTGGACGGCCATTCAGGCGGAAACCTTCGACGGATTCTCATTCACTCCCAGATACGGTTCCGATAAGGAGCCAACGATCTGGAACCCGGCGAAGTGGAATGGCCAGATTCCGCGTGGTGAGGTCCATGCGGCCGTTGATGAGCTCTTCACGCGGTACCGGGTGGAGCGGATGTATTGCGACCCGCAGGACTGGTACACGGAGATCGGTGAATGGTCGTTGGCCCATGGAGATGAGCACGTCTTCGAGTGGCCAACGAACCGCATCAAGCCGATGTATGCGGAGATCAAGCGCTTCGAAATCGACCTCGCTCAGAAACGCATCAAGCATGACGGCTGCCCCATCGCCACGATACACATGGGCAACGCCCGCAAGGCGTCCAAGCCTGGCCAACAGTACGTGCTGATCAAGCCCGCTGACCACCAAAAAATTGATGCTGCTATGGCCCGCATTCTGGCCCATACAGCCGCCAGTGATGCCCGAGAGGGCGGCTGGGACCCCACGCCGAAGCGCCGGAGGGTCATCGTTTCCTAACCGATGGAGGGCCTGATGGCTGTTTCTGATGCCCTTGTACGCCTGGACAGGAAGCTGGCTGCCGAAATCCCGGAGCTTGACCGCTTGGACAGGTACTTCGAGGGTGAACAGCCGCTCAAGTACATGGCCGCGGCGATGCAGGACGAGATCGGCGACCGGGTCCATCAGCTGATCATCAACATCCTCCGCATCGGCACCGAATCGTACGAGAACCGCCTCGACATTGAGGGATTCCGTTACCGTGGTTCATCGTCCAGCGACGAGGAATTGTGGCGCATCTGGCAAGCGAACGGCTTGGATGAGCAGTCTCAGCAGGGGCATCTTGACTCGCTAGCGCTGAAGCGCACCTATGCGATCGTCGGATCCGGGGATGACGACGATGCTGACCCGATTGTCACTGTCGAAAGCCCGTTTCAAGTGTTCGCGGAACGTGACCCCCGCACGCGCAAGGTGTCTTCCGCGATCAAGCGCTGGGCTGAGGGTGAAGGTCAGGACCAGGTCCAGCGGGCCACGCTTTACCTGCCGAACTCGACTGAGTCGTTCGCCTTCTTCCGCAAGGAGTGGTGGTCAACGGGTCCGGCTGATGTGCACGAGCTGGGCGCCTGCCCTGTCGTCCCGCTGGTCAACAACCCGCGGCTGCTTCGGCCGGATGGCCGTTCTGAGTTTCATGACGTCATTGGCATTGCTGACGCGCTGAACAAGATGGCCACCGACATGATGATCAGCGGCGAGTATCACGCGATGCCTCGACGCTGGGCCACTGCGCTGTCTGCTGAAGATTTTGTGGACGCTGACGGTAACCCGATCGGTGTTTGGTCTCGTGACGCCGGCCGACTGTGGGCGACGGAGTCGAAGGACACCAAGTTTGGTCAGTTCGATGAGACTGACCTCGCTGTTTTTCACAAGTCGATGCAGTTGCTGATTCAGATCGGCGCCCAGCTGCTGGCACTGCCGCCGCATTACGCGAGCTTCGTTGGCGGTAACCCGACGTCGGACGCTGCCATCCGTTCTTCGGAGACTCAGCTCGTCAAGCGTGTGGAACGCAAGCACACATATCTCGGCGGGGCGTGGGAAGACGTCCAGCGTCTCATCCTTCGCTTCAAGACAGGCCAGTGGGACCCCAAGGCGCTCAGCTTGGAGACTGTCTGGCGCGATCCGTCCACTCCGACGATCGCCCAGACGGCTGACGCAGTCGTGAAGAAGGTCCAGGCGGGCATCATCCCTGTTGAGCAGGCTCGCGAGGACCTCGGGTACACCCCCGAGCAGCGCGCACGCATGTTGGAAATGGACGTCCGCGCCAAGTCGAACCCAGATATTGCACAGCTGACGCGGGCGGTAAACGGCGAATGACCGGAACAGTGATCATCGGAAGGACTATTGCCGACGCCAAGGGCTATGCAGAGGCTCACGGATTGACTGATGTTTCTCTGATCAGCCCTCAGTCGTTCCACGTCCGTTTCAGAGGTTTGCAGGTCGAGCGCTTCTACGTAACTCGGGACGCCTTCAAGCATCCGAATATCTGTCCTGTCGTTCTCACGGTTCAGACGTTCATGCGGAAGCAGACCAAGGAGGCTAGCCGATGATTCCGGAACCCGCTGTCGCCCACTACAAACGGATGCAGCGGATTCAGGCTCTAGTTGTCGTTTCGGCCGCCAATCTGTGGGCTGAGGCCTCGCTGACTGACTTGACAGGATCCTGGGCTCCCCAGATCGCCACTCTGATTCCGATCCTTGCCGGGGCGCAGGTGAAAGCCGCTGAAGCTGGAGCAGCCTACGGAGCGGACACACTCGCTGATCAGGGGCTGTATGAGGCACCTTCCGCCTTCGTGGACCCGTACGGCTTCGCTGGTACGGCATCGGATGGGCGCTCGCTGGCGGGCTTGCTGTACGCTCCGGTGCCGCATACGAAGTCGCTGATCGCTGGCGGCCTGGCGCCGCGTGAGGCGCTGGTACAGGGCGGGAAGTTCCTGACGACGATCGTCCGAACTCAGGTGGCGGATGCTGGCCGCGCTGCGGCGGGTGTTGATACTGCGACACGTCGCAATGTCGGTTACGTCCGGATGTTGAATCCGCCGTCGTGCTCGCGATGCTCGATCCTGGCTGGCAAGTTCTACCGCTGGAACGCAGGTTTCAAGCGTCATCCGAGGTGCGACTGCATCCACGTGCAGACGACGTCGAGCCGTGCTGCCGAGACAGAGGGTCTCGTGCATGACCCATACGAGTACTTCAAGTCGCTCTCTCCCGACGAGCAGGACAAGACGTACGGCAAGGCTGATGCGCAGGCTCTACGTGATGGCGCGGACATCTTCCAAGTGGTGAACGCTCAACGTGGCGTCCGCCCGGGTGGCATCACCAAGGAAGGCGTGACGCGCCGGGGCAACTACGGGAATACCCGAGGACCGCGGCTCACCCCGGAAGCGATCTACGCCAAGAACCTCAGCCGCGAGGAAACGTTGGCCGACCTTGAACGGTACGGCTACATCCTCCCAGGCGGGCAGAACCCTGAGGGAGTCATCCGTGGGCAACGTGAGGGTTATGGCGCACTGGGTCGTGGCGGTACACGGGTTGGTGCTCGTGAAGCTGTTGAGCGTGCTCGTGCGGATGGTGTCCGTGATCCGAGGATCCGCGCAACGATGACTGCCGCCGAGCGTCGAGTCTTCGATGCCCAGGCCAACTGGGACGCTGTCCGCGCCGGTCGGAACCCGTTCACCAACCGCAAGAACGCCAAGGTCACCCCGGAGGTCGCTGCCCGCGTCGAACGCGAGTACCGCAAACACATTCTCGGCTACTGAGCCGGAACAGATCTCAACACTCTCCCGTCCGTGCGATGCGGCTGGGTCATTCGCCGTGCGATGCGGCATTCACTGAAGGAGCATTCCTTGAACAAGCGATTCCCTCATGGCATTGATATCACCGCGCCGGGTGGCATTGAAGCACTCATGGATTTCCACCGGCTGACCTTTGGGGATGCCGTGATGGAAGACGACCCTGAGGCAGCCGCTCAAGCGGCCGCCGATGCCGCAGCAGCGCAGGCCGCCGCCGATGCTGCCGCCGCTGAGGCAGCGAAAGACGAGAAGCTAGGCGAAGGTGGCCTCAAGGCTTTGCAGGCTGAGCGCGACGCTCGGGCAAAGGCTGAGAAGGACCTTGCTGAAGCGAAATCTGCGCTGCAGAAGATCGAGGACGCGAAGCTCTCGGACATCCAGCGGGCACAGAAGGAACGCGATGACGCGGCGGCCGCACTTGCTGCCGCCAAGTCCGAGAATGCACGCCTCGCAGCACTGGCCGCTCACCCCGTCCCTGCCGACTACCAGGACTTGGTTGTCGGAACTGACGAGGCCAGCTACCTGGCATCCGCAAAGAAGGTCGCCGAGCTATACGCGAAGGCCGAAGGCAAGCCCTTCCGCCCCGCTCCGGACCATTCCCAAGGTCCACGGCAGACCGCGAAAACCGGCGGTTGGGACGCAGGCAAAACCGAAGCTGCCAAGCGCTTCGGCAAGAAATAATCCACCCCTGAATAAGGAGCTCAACGATGACCGACATCTCGGTTAGCAAGACCAGTTTTCAGGTCGAGAAGCTTTCCTGGCTTCTGGACCGCGGCGGGTTCGAGCAGGAGAGCATTACGCTCGACATCTCCGCCTTCACCGCCGGAACCCACTACCCCAACGGGTACATCCCGTCCGGCGCCAACCTGGGCAAGATCACGGCGACTGGCCTCTACGGCCCGTACGACGACACCGCTACCGATGGCCGCCAGGTCTTCCGGGGTCACCTTGGCATTTCAACGAAGGTGCCAAACCCCGCCGACACGACCAAAGACGCAGGCGCACCGCTCTGCTTCTCGGCCGTCGTGAAGGAATCCAAACTTCCGTTCGCCCTCGACGCAGCCGGTAAGGCTGACGTCGCCGGCTGGATCCGCTACGTCTAAGGGGACATAGAAAACCATGATCGTACTTGATGGTCCGGTAACCCCGGACGCGCTGACCGCTTTCGTTCGCGAGGTTCCGACCCCGGCGAACTACATCCTCAACCAGCTTCTGCCGGACAAGTTCTTCGACAAGAACGAGGTCCCCGTCTCGGAACTGACCAAGACGAATCGTGCGGCTAAGTTCCGTGCCTTCGACGGTCGTATCCACCGGACCGAGCGCGACAGCCTCGAAGTTCGCTCCGTGAAGCTGCCGCCCGTCTCCACGATGAACGGCATCGGCGAACTCGAGCGCCTGAACCTCGAAGCCGCCCGCCAGAATGGCGGCTCCAATGCCGCCGTCATCAACGCGATCTACGACGACGCGACAATCCTCACGGGCGAAATCCACACCCGCATGGAGCTCGCACGTGGCGATGTGCTCACCGACGGCAAGTTCACCCTCGCGGGTGAGAATGGCCTTTACCTTGAGGCCGACTTCGGCGTTCCGGGCAACCATTTCGTGTCGCCCGGCACTGTTTGGTCGAACACGGCCACAGCCACTGTCATCGCTGACCTCACCGCATGGGTTGACGTCTACGTAGCAACCAACGGCTTCCGCCCCGGCGGTCTGGCCATCAGCAACAAGGTGCTGGGCTACATGCTCCGCAACGCTGAGGTTCGCACCCTCGCCGGTTCGCTTGCGGGCACGCCTGGCATCGTCTCCCGTGCTGCGCTCGATCAGGTGCTGGATACGTTCGGGCTGCCCCCGATTCTGTTTGTCTACGACACGCAGGTCGACGTCGACGGCTCCTCCACCCGGGTCCTCCCCGAGGACAAGGTGCTATTCGTTCCGCCGAACCCGTCCGACCTGGGCTACACGGCATGGGGCATCTCCGCGACGGCCCTCGAACTGGTCAACGCCGCAAAGGTGGACTTCTCTTTCGAGCAGGCTCCCGGCATTGTCGGCGTAGTCATCAAGGACGGTCCTCCGTTCCGCGAAGACACGTTCGTTGACGCCGTCGGCATGCCCGTCCTCGCCAACCCGAAGCGACTTCTCGTCGCTGACGTCTTCTAAGGAGGCGCCCCATGTCGAAGCTGAACACCTACGTGCACGTGCACGACAAGGATGGCATCTCCCACGCGTTCGGGCCGGATGACACCGTGCCCGAATGGGCTGAGAAGGCCATCACCAACGAGTCCGTTTGGGCGGAGGCTCCTGTGAAGGAGTCTGAAGACTCGGACGACGGCAAGGCTGATGGCGACGATCAGGAACAGGTCGAAATCCCCGAGGGCGACATCACTGAGAAGTGGACCGTCAAGCAGCTGACCGCGTACGCGAAGGCCGAGAACATCGACCTGGGCGACGCCAAAGCGAAGGCCGACATCCTCACCAAGATCGCTGCGGCGTCCGAGGGCAAGACCGAGTCTGGCGAGTAGCTAGGAAGGGGGCGACATGCCCGTAGTCATAACTCCAGAAGATATCGCAGCTGGCTGGCGCCCCCTCACCGAGGCTGAAACGGTAGCGGCCACGGCTCTCATCCCCCGCGCTACAGTCCTGCTTGGCGTCAAGGTCCCAAATCTTGACGCCAAGCCGGACGCCCTCGTGAAGCTCGTCATCGAAAACATGGTCCGCAGGGTCCTCAAAAACCCGGACGGATACCGGATCCGCAACGAGTCCATCGATGACTACACCGAGGGCGGGACGATCGACAGTTCGCTCTCCACCGGAGAGCTTTACGTCTCCGACGAAGAACTCAGCTACTTCGGAGTCCGGACGGCCGGCAAGGCGTTCGAAGTTCGGCTCGGTGGCTCATGAGTGCCCGCGCTGCTGTACTGCGCGGACGTGAAGCAGCCGAGGCTCTGATGATCGACACCTGCGAAGTCAGGCGCCCGGGCGGGCAAACCACTGACCCGGACACTGGCGAGGTCTCGACTTCCGGACCTGTGATCTATGGGCCCGAATCTCCTGAGAAGGGGAAGTGCAAGGTCCAGCAAACTATCGCCCAATCGTCGAAACCTGAGGCTGGCGGGCTGGTCTTCACGGTGCAGGACGCTCGGATTGACTTCCCGGTTTCTGCTGGACCCTTGCACGTCAACGACGTCGCAACGCTCAAAACCTCCGAACTCGACCCTCAGCTTGTCGGGCGCATGTTTCGGATTGTCGAGGTCTTTCACAAGAGCATGGCCACCGCGCAGCGGACCAGAGTCGAGGAGATCACGTCTTGAGCGCTGACACTTCGGAATTCGACTCGATCGGCAAGGAGCTCCTGCAGATCCCGGCCAAGATGATCCCGAAGTTGGAAGCAGTGGTCGCTAGGTCTGCGCTGAACACCAAGAAGATCATGCAGACGGACGTTCGTAAATCCGAGCACTTCCGGGGGAAGAAGAGGCCAGGCCTTGACGCCTCGATCGACTACACCATCGAAAAGCACGAGTTCGGTGGAGATGCCGTTATTGAGGCTGAGATCGGCCCTAACCCCGAGAGAAACCCGGGCGCCGCGCTGGCCGGCATCGCCTACTACGGATCCTCGCGCCCAGGCGGCGGGACGGTTCGTGACCCAGAGGAAGCGATGTTGGAGGAAGCTCCGAACTTCTACGAGTACGCCTTCAAAGCGACGGAGGGGCTGCTGTGATCAACCAGCACTACGCCGCGGTCAGAGCGATGCTGCCTCCAACTGTGAACGTCTACATGTGGAAGGTCGAAGGCGCCCTGCTGCCGAACGGCTCCCGCGAGCCGATCAAGTACCCGTACGTCTGCCTTTGGGGAGACATCGGTGAAGAGTCCTCTGGAGGCCCAGACGGCGACTCTCTGCAGGATGTGCCCGACGTCCTAACCCTCCGGATCCGCGCCACCTACGCGGCCGTCAACGGCGACTCTCTGGGCATCGTCATCAGGAACGTTCGGGCAGCGCTGAACAGGAAAACACCAGTCGTGGCGGGGTGGAAGCTGTCGAAGCTCCGGCAGTCTCCCCTGCTTGATGCCCAGCCCGACACCGACGTGACGATCCCGACGTACGGCAACCCAATGTTTGCTGCTGACGAGTTCTCCCTCGTCTCCCACAAAACCTGAAAGGCGGCCTGTCATGGCTCCCAACCTCATTGATGCCTATTCCAAGTCCACCGGCGTGAAGCGGGTTGTGCCCGCTGCCTGGCTCGATCGCAAGGACCCGCCCTTCGACGACCTGACGAAAACACCAAGCCAAAAGGCGCGGGAAGCGGCTAAGGCCGAAACCACCAACCCGGCCACGCCGGACCCGAAGGAGTAACCCATGGGTGCACGAATGCTTGCTGAGGGCAAGACCAAATGGACGGTGCTGATCACCGCCCCCGTAAATGAAGCGGCCCCGACCGCGACTGAGCTCAACGCCGGGATCGACATGTCCTGCGATGTGCTGAAGTCAGACTTCAACTGGACGGCCACCGATTCGGAGTCCATCGCAGAAGACGCGCTCTGCGACAAGGACACGAACGAGGCGTTCGGCAAGGGCAATTACAACCTGGGCGTCACACTTTGGCGGAAGTACGCAACCGCTGGCGGGCCTGACACCACTGCCGAAGCAGGCTGGGCTGTCATGAAGGAGAAGGGCGCGGAGTTCTGGGCATACGCCCGGGAATCCGACAAGGACTCCACCGAGCCTTGGGAGGCTGGCGATGAGATCTACCTCGGCGGAAAGGTCTCCTGCGACCAGCCTCAGCGCACGGATGGAACCGGCTTCATCAAGCGCCGTGTCCCGATGAAGCCCCGCAAGATGCACAACGAGATTGTGGTCGCTGCGGCGTAGTTAGGCCGGGTGGCGGCGCGTGATTAGGCTCCGCGCCGCCATCCCAACAACCTCCAGAGCCTGAACCGCAACGAAATGGAGCCTAAGCCATGAGCACCACACCACAGGAATTCGACCTTAACGCTTGGCTTGAGGATGCCGACCGCCCCGAGCGCTCCGTGACCGTCTACCAGAAGCCAAGCCTTCTCGCGGACATTGATGCCTTGGAGCACCAGATCGAGAACGCCGACCCCGATGACGAGATCGACGGTCCTTCCATGGGCGGCGGGATCGGGAAGTTGCGGGCCAAGTACGCGGAAATCGCGAAGAAGTTCCACGACTCCGCGCTCGTGATCCGCCTCAAGGGGCATGACGACGACGAGAAGCAAGCACTCGCGGACAAGCATAAGGAAAGCGGCAGTACTGAGGACCTCGGTTGCGTGATCCTCGCTGATGCCATCCTTGAACCGAAGTTCACCCCCAAACAGGTGGGGAAGCTTGAAGAGAAGGTTGGCCAGGCGCAGTTCCAACTTGTGGCCCACGCATATCACCGGGCATCCAACGAGATCCCTTCTGTGAGCGCTGATTTTTTGCTCAAGTCCTCCACTCCGGAGGGTGGGGGCGAGTAGTTGCAGCGCTGAAGACCAGTGAGCGTTTCCAGCGGCCGCCGTCTGCTTACCTTGGGCGCCTTTCGGATCGCAAGGACAGGCTACTGGAGTACGCCTACACCTTGTATCTGGAAGGCACTTGCAACGTGTGCGGCGGTTCTCGCGCTGAATGCAGGAACAAAGCCAACGAGGGCCTATACGAGGTCCAAGACACGACCTGCTATCGACAGGCCGCCGTCGAAGAGCACACAGGTCAGAAGGACTTCAAACCGGATCCTGGCCAGCGGTTCTACGCGACCGAGATCGACGAAGAGCTAATCACCCGCGGGCCGTTCACGCCACTTGCCAGCGCCAACGATCAAGACGATTAGGCCAGCGAATGCCACGAACGCCGAAAAGCCACTTAGGCCTGCGTTGCCGTTCTCGCCGGCGCTGGCCAGTGCCACGGCCACGCCGAAAACGAGCATCGCCGCCCCGGTCTTCATGATGTTCGCTGCACGTCGCTTGTACGGGTCCCCAGTCTGATTCATTTCGCCATTGTTCCACGGCGATACCCATGCACGATCCTTGGAGGTCCCATGCCTGAGCGGCGCGTCAAAGTCATATATAGCGCTGAGATTCAGGGCTACCGCAAGGCGATGGCCGAGCTTGAGCAGGCCAACAAGAAGGCCAAGGACGCTGCTGACGCTGCGGGCAAGGCGGCTGACAAGGCTGCGAAGGACGTCAAGAAGCAGTCGCTGGCGCATCATGCGGCGGCGAAGGCTGTAAACCTTCAGTACGACAAGACCGGCCAGTTGGTCACGATGAACGGCAAGGCTGTTTCGTCTCAGCAGGCAGCTGCGCATGGGTTGCAGACGTTCTCCAAGGAGGCGTATCTTGCGGGCCGCGCTGCTGTGGCTACTGGCGAAGCAGCGGAGGAAGCCGCCAAGGTTGCTGCTGCAGCGGAAAAGAAGGCTGCGGAAGCTGCCGAGAAGCGTAAGAACGCAATCCAGAATGTTGGTCAGGTATCGACGATCACCGGCCTTGCCATCACGGCGGCGGTTGGCGCGGCAGTAAAGTCCTACGCAGACTTCGACAAGCAGATGTCATCTGTCCAGGCAGCAACGCATGAGTCTGCCGGGAACATGGCAATCCTCCGCGAGGCGGCCGTAAAGGCTGGCGCGGACACTGCATTCTCGGCTGTCGACGCGGCGCGGGGTATCGAGGAGTTGGCGAAGGCTGGCGTCTCGACCAAGGACATCATGGGCGGCGGACTTAAGGGATCCTTGGACCTCGCCGCTGCTGGCAACCTCAGTGTTGCGGAGTCTGCGGAAATCAGTGCCTCCGCTCTGACGCAGTTCAAACTGTCCGGCGACAAGATTCCGCACCTCGCAGACCTGCTTGCGGCGGGCGCTGGTAAGGCGCAAGGCTCTGTCAGTGACCTGGGCGCGGCCTTGAATCAGTCCGGCCTCGTGGCCGCCTCCACAGGCCTCACCATCGAGGAAACTACGGGCGCCCTGGCTGCCTTCGCCTCGGCGGGCCTGACCGGTTCTGACGCTGGCACGTCGTTCAAGACGATGCTGATGAGCCTCAACCCGAACTCGGCTGCCGCGGCTTCGCTCATGAATGAGCTCGGCATCTCTGCATACGACGCTCAGGGCAAGTTCGTGGGCATGTCCGAGTACGCGGGAATCTTGCAGAACGCTCTTCGGACCATGTCTGACGAGCAGCGCAACGCGACGCTCAAAACCCTGTTTGGTACTGACGCTGTGCGTGCCGCGAATGTCCTGTACGAGCAGGGTGCGGCTGGCATCAACAAGTGGGAAGCCGCGGTCAACGACGCCGGATATGCGGCTGAGACCGCCGGGATTATGCAGGACAACCTTGCCGGGGACATTGAGAAGCTCGGCGGTTCGATCGATTCTGTGTTCCTCAAGTCCGGATCTGGAGCGAACGACTTCCTTCGGGGGCTAGCTCAGGGCGCAGAAGACGCAGTGGACTGGATCGGACAGCTGGACCCGATCGCGCTGTCTACTGCGGCAGCCGTGGCCGGTTTGGTGGGCGTCGCCGCACTTGCTGCCGGCGCTTTCATCACCGTGGTTCCGAAGATTCGGGATACCCGTGATGCGCTGAACGACCTGGCACCGGCCGGTGGTAAAGCCCGCAACGCACTGGACAAGGTTGCCAAGGGCGCCGAGGGCGCCATGGTCATCGGCACCTTGACGCTGATCGCGGCAAAGCTTGCAGAGTCTGATTACATGTCCAAGATCGATACGGGCATGGGCCGGGTGGCCAACGTTCTCGCTGACGTGGCCCGGAACTCGCCAAACGCTGCATCTGGCTTGGACTCGTTGTTCAAGGACAAGGACGGCAAGCAGCTCATCAACGATGTCGACAGCCTCGACTCAGCGCTGAAGCGGACTTTCCGGCCGGACGGCGGGCGCCAGTTCAACGACTGGGGCGAAGGCATCATCAACTCGATCACGGGCGTCAAGGGATCAAGTCAGATCCTGGGCGACTCGTTCAAGCGGGTAGATGAGACTCTGGCCAACCTGGTTTCTGGTGGTAAGGCCGACGACGCTGCCAAGGTGTTCGACAGGCTGAAAACCTCGGCCGACGCCCAAGGCATCAGCGTGGACGAACTCAAGAAGAAGTTCCCTGAGTACGCCGACGCATTGCAGAAGGCTGACGCTGAAAGCAAGAACGCGGCGGCTTCCGGGGACAAAGCGGCTGGCGCGATCGGTGGAGTCAACGATAAGGCTGCTGTAGCTAAGCAGTCGGCAGAGGACCTGGCGAAGGCACTGGAGGACATCGGTCTATCGGCCGATGGCTCGGTGACTGATATCGACAAGTTCGCTAAGTCGTTGTTCAACGCTGGCTTGCTGAACCTGTCCGCATCGGACGCGACGATTGCCTACGAAGCGGCTATTGATGCTCTGACGGAATCAGTCACCCAGAACGGCAAGACTCTTGACGTCACGACCGAGGCGGGTCGGAACAACCAGACGGCGTACAACAACATCGCGAAGGCTGCGATGGCAACCGCCGAGGCAACGGCTGCCCAAACCCTCGCGACCCAAGGTTCTGACGCTGCGATGGCTAGCTTGCAGTCTTCGATGCAGGCTAGCTACAACGATCTGATCGCTGCTGCTGGTCAGTTCGGCATCACGGGAGACGCCGCCGATGAAATGGCCCGTAAGGCCTTGGGCATCCCGAAAGAGGTGCCGATTGAGTCGTGGGTGAAGGACGAGTCCTCTGCCAAGCTTGACGCAATCAAAAGCAAGGCGGACGGCCTTGATGGGCGTGTAATCAAGACTTACACCGAGCATGTCGAGAAGACCATCAAGAGCATCGAAACTCAGATTTCGCAGTCTGAGTACAAAGATGACCCCTCGATGGTCGGGTTCCGCCCGGGCACGTTCGCGCCTCCCCCGGGCGGCGCTACTGGCGGGCGTGTTGAGGAAATTCTTGGTCTGTGGTCCGGGGGCAGGGTTCCTTACGCACGGCCATCCGATATGCGGAAGGACAACGTTCTCGGATACGTGAACGGCGGCCGGCCGATTGCATTGCAGGGTCAGGAATGGGTTGTTAACGGCCGGAGCAGCAACGAGTACGACCGCGAGCTTGCCGCAATCAACGCGGGCACGTTCCCGAAGTTCAAGGAGTACTCGGCTCAGCAAGCGGGCTATACGCCAGCAGCCGCCGCCGGGGCAGGCGCGAGCGTCAGCCTGAAGATCGATGTCAACGGCACCACTGCTCCACGCGAGGTAGCGCAGATCGTCATGGGCGAAATCAAGTACGAACTGCAGAAGCAGGGGGTGAAGCTCGGTGGCCGTTGAGCACATCACTTGGGGAGCCCGGACCCTGTCAGGACTGGACCGATTTGGACGGTGGATAGTCACGGAAGGCATGGAGGATTGGTGGGGTTCGCCGGAACCGCGGGGCAGGTCTCAGGACCGCCCCGATGCGGACGGCGAACTCGACCTTCCGATCTACAACCAAGCGCGCCTGCTGACCATCTCCGGGCATCTGCACAGCCTGGGCCACGACACGATGCACGAAGCTGGCCACTATCTGACCAGTTCCATGAAGGGCAGGTTCAAGGTGCAGGGCCATGGCCCGACGCTCTGGGCTGACGGGAAGCGGAACAGCAAGATCCGGTTCCTGCCAGGCACAGACAAGTTCGCCACATGGCAAGTCCAGCTGAAGTTTGTTGACCCCTGCAAATACGGGGAAACCCGGACTTGGGCAGCCTCGGTTGGGTCGAACGCTTCAGGCATCTTCCACCGGGGCAACTATGGCGCGGTCCCCCGCTTCCTAGTGGTCGGCAACATGCCTGGCGGGTACCGGCTGACGATCAAGGGCCAAGTGTTCACCGTGACCAAGCCTTTGATTGCCGGGCAGCCGCACAGCATCGATTACGGCGACGGACGTCTCCGGATCGGCGGGGCCATCGTGCATGGCGGCCTCGGCTACGGTTTTACGCCTTTCATCACGGGCGGGCTCCCGACGGCGCTCTCGATCGAGCCGCTGACAACGGGGACGGCGACGGTCACGTTGACGCTGACTGACACTTACATCTAGGAGGCCCGATGCTGCGGTACTTTTCCGTGAGCACGAGTACATGGGCTGACAAGATCGAACTTCCCACCGATGTGTTCACGGGAGGCCGGGCCCTCAATGTGGGCGTCGGCGGGTCGACCACATTTCAGATGGAAGACCCCGGGGTGGCTGAAGCTGTAACGAAGACTGCGATCACACCGTTGGAGCGTGTCCTCGTAGCTGAGGAAGATGGCAACGCAGTGTACGCGGGCATGATCTACGAGGTGGACGAAGACCCGGACGAGAGCACTGTCACCGTGAAACACCATGACGCGGCTTGGTGGATATTGGCACGCCGGTACCTGCTGAGCTCTCGTGGGGCCGGTGCCCCGAAGGGCGCACCTATTGTGTGGACAAACCGCACGCTTGCATCTTTGGCTTTCCTTATCGTGGACAAAGGGTTGGATGGAGGACCCGCCGACCGCTATCACATGCCGATCGTGTTGACGGCTGACGTCGCTGGTACAGAATCCCGCACCTACGAGGGGTTCAAGTTCATTACGGTCGAGGATGCGCTGCAGGAAATCATCAACTCTGACGGTGGCCCGTTCGTGGACTTCGACGTGCACTGGAACGACGGGAAGCTTGAATGGGGGATGCGCGCCGGCGGTCTGACGCCAGTCGAAACCGCGAACGCACTCTGGGAATGGGACGGGACCGCAGCTAAACGCGAACTGTTCCGCCCCAAGCTCAACACAAACGCCGAGAAGGTATCCAACCTTGTCATCGGCACTGGTGAGGGCTCGGGCGAGGACCTCATGGCCGCGTCCGCGTCATCGTTCGCCGGCTCAACCTATCCAGCCTTGGAAAAGGTCGAGTCCTTCCAAGATATGCACAGCGCACAGCAACTGCAGGGCCGGACGACGGCGGAACTCAACGCCCACAATGAGCCAACTCAGCAACTCAGCTTCGAGATACCAATTGGCGGGGCCGTGAAACTGGGTGACTTCATCTTGGGTGGCACCTGTCGTGTCAAGACCAATAAGTTCCTGTTCCTTGGTTCTGACTGGATCAACTGGCGGCTTATCCAGTACGACTTCAACCACGAGTGGATCACGCTGCATATGCAGCAGATAGGCGGCTGATTCATGAGCATTATCGACAACCAGGCGCAAGGCAACGTCCGAGACTTCGACCGGCGGCTTAGGGCGCTGGAGCATGCGTCCAACATGAACAGTGCAGCCATCGGCCGCGGCGGCATACGCGTTCACAGCGGCGGCGTAATCACCATCGAGAACGGCGGTTTGATGGTCACGGGCACTGCCGAGATCATTGGCAGGCTCATTGCTTCCGGGCTGGTCACCTTCATCGGTGACGTGGTCATTTCCGGGCCCTTGGACGTATCCGGCACCGTGGACGTATCCGGTGTCATGACCGTCCTAAACGACTTGGAGATTGCTTCCGGCGGTTTGTTCAAGGCCGGGGACATTGAATTGCGACCGGACGGGTCTGCGAAGTTCGGCAGCATGGAGATCGACCCATCGGGCAAGATCACCAGCGGGTCCGCCACTATCAACCCGGACGGCTCAGCAACTTTCGGCGAGTTCACCATCGCGGCGAACGGCGATCTTCAATCCGATGGCAGCCTGGACATCAACGGGCCGGCAACCCTGAATAGCGACCTTACGGTGGCGCCGGGGAAGACAATCAAGCTAGGTGATCTGACTCTGGAAAACACCGGGGCCGGTGGCGGCGTGGTCAACTTCCCGAACGGATCCGTGTCATCCACTCCAACGCTCGGTATGTTGATTGTCAGCTCCGTTGCTTTGGAACTTGCGGCACCAAACTTGAAGTTGAGTGGGCTTCCCACAACGACCGGAGTTGAGCCAAATCTTTACATGGACGGGTCGGGCAACATCAAGCGGATCATCCCTTAGCGGTCAGTGTTGAACTGAGTGCAGAGAGTCCTGCTCGCATAGACGGCGGCCGCCGCAGCGTTATCGACGTCAACTTCCGCGGTCCCTGCGAGTGAGGCGATTTCGTTGTAGTTCTTACCCTCTGCAAAGAGCGTGCACGACGCCCCTCCCGCTTTGAGCAGGATCTCGTCAGACGGGATGTCGCCGCGCCAAACCTTCTTGACGCCTGCCAAATACTTCGCTTGGGCCGACTCATCGTCGAATCCCGGGGCGACGCTCTCCGCGGGGGCTGGGGCGGCCAGGAGTGGTGCGATCCGCTGAGCCGCTGCGTCGGGTGATGCACTGGCCGACGCTGTCGGGCCGGGAGTTTCCCGTTGGTTGGTGGCGGTTTCCGCAGCCGAACATCCAGTAAGCGCGAGGGCGCCGATGAGAAGTAATCCCCCAATTTTTCGCATGAGCCGAGTGTATCTGGCGGCGACTCATATTAATACACCCAAGGCCCCGCACTCCGGGGCCTTTCCATGCCCAGGAGGCACCTATGCCAGTAGTTACCGGCAATCTGACGGATGTTGGGGGCGGGCATCTTGTAGGGAAGATTCCAGAGATTCACTTCACTCTGAATGCGCCGAACAGCAGGTCAGGCGTGATGCTCCCGACTGAGCCTGTCACTGTCCGACCTGCCGGTGATGGCTCCTGGTCTGCGGACCTCCAAGCCACCACAAACATGATGGACAACGCCTGGTACACGGTCTCCATCCAGTGGCTGGACGGCGCCGGGAACTACGTGAAAGCGGACTTCCCGGACTGGAAGTTGGAAGTCCCGACCGCGGGCGGCGTCTTCTCCGATCTCTTCGGCAAGCCTCCGACAAATACGCGGATGGTCTACGTCTCGCTGACTCCTCCGACGAACCCCCGCCCGTTCACGCTCTGGCTCAAACAGAACCCAGAGGACCCCCTCGACCCGCTGAACACGGGCCAAATCTCAGAATGGAGGAATGTCTGATGGCTTGGCAGTGGGTACCTATCGCAGACATCATGGGCACGCCGGGAGCGGTCCCGGCACTCTCGACCCTTTATTACAAGCGCGACTTGGCCACCGGGGAGAACCTGAACTCTCTGACGGTCCCGGGTGTGTACAACGCCACGAGCCAGGCCATCGCCAACTCGCTGCTGAACGCACCTGACACGGAGCCTGCCGTTTACATCGTGGCGGGACCCAACTCGGGCATCCGAACGCAGTTGCGCATGTCGAATGCTGGCGGGTTTATGCTCCGCACCATCAGCACGGCCACCGGCACGTTCGGCCCTTGGATTCAGCTTGACGGCCGTGGGCGGACGATTCCTGACGGCACGAACATCCAGACGTTCCGCGACCTAGGCCCGTGGCGAATCGCCTCGACGGTGAGTGCGAACACGATGACCAATCGGCCTCCCATCCCGGCTGGCCCTGCACAGATCACCAACCTTTCCTACAACGGAACCAACGGTTCCCTCCGGATCTGGCATGACGTGAACGGCAACGGTGTCTGGTTCCAGTCGCTCAACAGTTCGGCTGTATGGACTGACTGGGAAAAGCTCGGGTTCGTCCGGGACTACAACGCAGGCCACACGGTACGCGTCCAGCGGGAGCGGCAGTCAACGGGCGGCACCATCGGAACCGGCGGCCTCGGAGTCTTCGCTATCCGCATCGATCACAACATGGTCGGCATGATGACCAAGCTGTTGCCGATGCTCACGGCTCGCGGTCTGCCCGCTTCGATGTGTCACTTCGTCAACCAGTTCGCGCCCGACGCTGGCTACACCGGCGACAATTCCACCGGGTATGGCTGGTCTGATGTGCAAAGCCTTGTCCTGAACCACGGCATCGAGCCTTGGTCGCACGGATGGTCACACCAAGACGCGGTGGGGCCGCGGGCGCTGGAGAAAGAGATCCTGTCTGCGAGGACAGAGATCGAAACCCAGCTTGCCAAGTGCCGGCTGAAGGGCATGATGATCCCCGGCACCACGAACACATTCTGGGGCGGCTTCACAAACAACCTCGCAGACCCGTCGGTTTGGTTCAACACCGAGGCTGGGCGCTTGGTGATGTTCAACTTCGCTTCCGCGAATGGCGGCGGCGGCGTCCTAAATCCGCTTGCTTCCGGGCAGACCCTTGGCTGGCAGTCGTACAGCGTGGATACCCACACCACGTCCGCGTCTGCCATTAGCATGCTCAAGAAAGCCCAGGACACCAAGACTGGCGGAGTGATCATGCTCCACCCGAACATGATCGACGCGCCCGGGGGAATCACTTCCGCGGTACTTGGGGAAATCCTCGACTACATGGTGGCCGAACGCGCAGCTGGACGCGCCATGGTGCTGACCGTGTCAGGCATGCTCAATGCGGATCCGGAGCGAACGACCCGCCACAACCTGGTTCGAGACTCTGCTTTTACTTCTGGGCTGACAAACTACGCTGGCACGGCGGGCTGGACAGCAGCAGCCGGTGTCGCCTCCACATCCACGGGCGGGCTGCTTAGCCAGTCCTTTGTGCTGGCCGATCACAACTACGCTGCCGGGTCCACGCGCGAACTCTACATGGAGGTCCGGGCAACCGCCGGCGCCATCGTCAAGCTTCGCGCATCGGACTCCACCACGCCGGCGAACTTCGACACCTCGAGTGGCGACGTCACGCTGCCCGCGTCGAGTGACTGGGTAACAGTTCGGAAGATCCTCAGTATCCCGACCACCGGCACGGCGACCGTGAAGCTGGAATACGGCCGAGTCTCAGGCGGTCTGGTTGAGATCCGCAAGCCCAGCCTGCTGGCGATATAGGAGGCCGCATGATTGACGGAATCCCCGCGGTGGTGAACCTGGCCAGTCCCTTGGCTGCCACCATCGCGGTCTTCTACCTTGTGTTCACAGGCAGGTTGTGGACCAAGGCCGCTCACATGGACGTCGTCCGTGTGCTGGAGGACCAGATCGCCGCGCTCGTCACTGACCGGAACAACTGGCAATCGGCGGCCACGCTGGCGAACCAAACCAACAGTGACCTCGCCAAAACGAACAGCGACTTCATCGAGAACGCAAAGTTCTCGGCACATGTCATGTCTGCCATTCAGGAGAACGCGGCAGGGGGTGGCGCCCATGCTGTTCAGCAAGCTACGGGCTAAATGGGCGTCAGCCCGGCAACTCCCCCAGTTGGAACCTGTCGACCACACGTTGGCTGAAGCTGCTCTTGAGCACGCGGTGGACGCTCACCGCGCCGCTCAAGAGCAGCGGGCCGAAGCCACCCAAGTAGTCACGAACCTCCGCGAGGTGAACATCCGCAACGGATTCGCGCCGGCCATCGAAGCACAAATCATGAGGAAGTTGGGAGGGGCCACGTGAAGCGGACCATCTTCAAGGCGTTCACTTGGGCCCTGATCGGAGCGGGGTTTCTCACCACGTATTCGATGCTCGGCCTGCCCGGGTTGTACATCGGCTACGTGGCGGGCTCGTTCTGGGTTGCCCTGCCGATCATCTACTGGGTGTGCCATCCAGAGTGGTGGAAGACCCGACTAGGCCGGGCGCTCATGATGCTGCTCGGCTCGCTCGCCGCCCTGTTCATCCTGATCATCACAAGCGGCCTCTTTGGCGCGACCCCCCTGCGTGAGATCTTCCGGATCGTCATTTACAGTGCCGTCCTGGTGGCTGCTGTCAGGCTCGCGGTCCTGTTCTTCCAACTCAGACTCGGCCCCGACTGGGCGCCTCGAAAGGACCGCAAATGAGGCGACCAGTAGATGCGCCGCTGACGCAGGACTTCGGATCTGGTGCCACGGCCGGTGTCGTAGCGAACTCGAATCCCAACTCCGGCATGGGGTATTACGTCTATCTGTACGGCAACTACCAGCCAGACGGGCACACCGGGCAGGACTACGGTGCCGCGTCAGGCTCGCCGGTCTACGCCGTCACGTTCGGGACCGTGCTGCACGTAGGCCGCCTGTCGGGAACCTACGCTGACAATCCGTGGTGGCTGCTGCCAAGCTTCTTCGGCTATGGCTACGTGGTCGATCACGGGGCATTCATCGGCATATACGGGCACTGCCTTGACGGAGGCTCACGCGTGGCAGTTGGGCAGCGTGTGAATGAAGGACAGGTTCTTGGTCCGTCTGGCTCTACGGGAGCCTCAGTCAACCCGCACCTGCACTTCGAGATCCTTCGAGACGGCTACGTACTGAACAGCCGCTACTTCGGCCGCAGCAATCCCGAAGACCTCTTCAAGGGCTCCATCGAGTACGCCGGCCAAACCACAACCCCACAGGAGGACGAATTGTCTGCTGCTGAAGTCAAGGAAATCAAGGACCACATCAACGCGCTGCTGCTCAGCGGCTATGACTGGGGAGGCCGCAAGGACAACCCGGGACTCATCCCGCACGTCCTCGAAAACCAGCGCCTGATAAATGTGGGGCTGGCCGAGAACCGCAAGAACTTCGAAGCCCTCCCTACTCGCGTTTGGTGGGGCACAGTTGTCAAGCGTGATGGGCAGGAAGTCGCTGTCATCCAGGACATCGCCACCACCGGCACGGAAGTCCGAGGCCAAGGTGAGGTGCTGGTGGAGATCAGCGAGAGCGTTTCTCCCGAAGCGCTTGCGGCCCTTGTGCCGGAAGCCCAAGCAGAGGCGTTCATCGACGCTCTCCGCACTCGACTTGAAAAGAAAGAGGACCAGTCCAATGGCTGATCATCGCGCACTTTCCACACAGGAACGTAACCCGCGCTCCGCTGTCCTGCGAACCGTGTTCGCCGTCCTCGCCCTCGTGCCGCTGCTCAACGGCGTGCTGCTTGCAACTGTTGAAGCGCTGAAGCCCTACGAGGTCTATCTGCCATCCTGGGTGTTCCCGGCGCTCAACGGGATCCTCGTGGCAGTCGCCGCGCTTACAGCTCTTATGACCCGAGTCCTTGCAGTGCCCGGAGTCAACGACTGGCTCCGGAAGTACCTGCCGATCCTCGCGCCCGAAGACAAACAATAAGCAAGAGACCCCTCACCCGGTGACGGGTGGGGGTCTCTTTGTCGTACGGTCAGCCCATCATGAGTTCTACGGCGCGACTTTTACCTGAGCTTGCAAGCTCAGGTGGAATGACGGCCTACGGGGTCCAGAGAACGATCGACATTCCTGGCACCCCGACAAGTAAACCCAAACCAAACAAGGAGTTCCTTTTTGACACAAGAAATCGCTGTTCGACTCGCTGACTACAACCCTGCAGCGGACGGGACAACTGACGATTCTGCGATCATCACCACCGCGGCCAACGACGCCGCGACCCTTGGTCGCCCCCTGGTATTCGAGGGAACTAAGCGGTACAACATCACGTCGGGAATCACCTTCCCCCCCCGGACTCCGTGTCTTCACCTACGGTTGCACTTTCGTGAAGGGGTCGAACAGCAACGACAAGTTCGCCATCACGACCAGAGACCGGTTCGTGGCCGATTCACTGAACCTCGAGATCGCAGGCGGTCCCCTAAACGACCCCGGCATCGCGGTCAACGGCTCACACACCGTCATTGATGCCATTACCGTTACGAGCAAGACACCCGACCAGCCAGGGCTCTATGCGCTCTACGTTGGAGATGAATCAGCGCAGAAGTCGAACATTCGCATCAACGGGATAGCGCTGACAGGCTTCCGGGCACCGATGCGGGTCATCAACGTGACAGAGTCGCGGTTTAGTAACGCCACCATCCGCAACTTCCAAACCGGCGTTTACGTGCAGGACACCACGGACACAACGTTCGACAAGTTCAAAGTCACCGGCACTTCCCCTGACGCCGAGGGTGTTCCCGGGCAAAACGGATTGCTGTTGGAAGCAAAGTACGTGGACTACGGCTGCCGCAACTTGCGATTCCGTGACTGGATTGTTGACGGATCCCCCGAGCACAACTACCGCATCGGCGGAGCGTGCACCGTAGGTGACATCACATTCGAAGACTGCATCAGCAGAAATCCAGGAAATGCTACCAAGAAGCTTGCCACCGGCGGGGCTGCCTTCAAGGTCCTGGGAAACGCCGGTCACAGGCACAAAAATATCCGCCTGGTGAATTGCAGTGCCGAGGACGGCAGCACGACAGGCAACGGGGTCAACAACTTCTCCCAATACAGTTTCGGCCATATTGACGGTCTGACCGTCATCAACCCGACGCTGCGGGCTTGGAACAAGACCTACTCGGGGCAGCACGGACTCATCGTGTTCGCGTGCACGAACGTGGACATCGTTGAGCCGAACATCAGAGATGTCCTACGAAACGCGATCATGATCTTCAAGGACGCCACCGAAATCACCCCGCCTTTTGGAGTCAGCAACCTCCGCATCAATGGTGGCTTCTTGGACGGAGGTTCCACGAACAACGTCATCCTCCTGGACGACAAGTCGGCCGTCATGAAAGACATCTTCATTGACGACGTCGTCGTTTCCCGAGGCGGCGCCGCACTCCGCTCTGAGGCTCCGCCCGAAGGCACTGTCGGAGCGTACGAGAATGTTCACGTCCGGTTGAAGTACATCAACGCTCCGACCGCCTCGACCAACCCGCCCGTCACCGGAACCAACCTCGTCACGGTCGACTACACCGGCCCCATCTATGGAACCTACTCGATCCCGTCCAAGGATGGTGGCAAGTACCTGAACACTGGCAACGGCTCCCGCTATATCCGCAAAGCGTCCGCCTGGGTACAGGAATAATATCGAGGAGTTCCATCGCGGGCTATTGAGCAGAAAGACCCCCACCCTTACCGGGTGGGGGTCTCTTCCCGTTTAATCAGAAGCATCAGGTGTGGTAAACAGCTCGCTCCAACGGCTGGGCGGAATGAAGGGTCCTCTAACGCCGTCGGGCACGCTCAGGAGTTCGTCCTGCCCCGGGACCGCTGCCAAGAAATCGAGCGTCTGGAATCCGAGGCTCAGGCCGTCTCCAGAAATCCCTGTGCAGACTCCGATCTGCACTTCGTGCAACTCAAGAACCCGCTCGCCAACTTCGGGCCTGAGAGCAAGGTTGACTCCACCCTTGCCAAGCGAAACGACGGAGCGGTACATCCAGCCTTCGGAATAGGTTTCCGGGTAGTCGAAGTAGTTCTTGGCCACCACTTCCGGCGCAATATAGTCGTTCGGACGCTCCCGCCTAGCTTGTTCGTTGAAGATGTCCTCCAAAAATTGCATCACTAGGTTGTAGTTTTTCTTCTCTCGAACCGTCAGGCCGGGAAGTTCTTCAGTCTGGCCAATCGCGGCCGCAAAGAGAGGTTCGCGCATGCTGAAGCGCGCCATGGCGAACATCTGGCCGGGTTCGATCCTGATCTCGCAAAGGGCGGTTCCGGGTGAACCAACTGCGGTGTAGAGCAGCGGTTCTAAGGCACTGTTTAGGCGCCCCGCTTTCGCTTTGTCTCGAGGCGGCGCGCCGACGTCCTTCCGGACGCTAATTTCTTCTGGATTGTCAATAGGGCGGGCGCGGAAGACCGCGGCGCCCTGCGGAACGTAGCCTCTCGGGGCCACCATAGAGAAGGATGTTCCCACAGGGTGCAGGATTCTGCCTAGATCCGTGGAGACTTGTTCCCGCGTCCTGTCGCGACGCGACCGGCGGCTGTAGTACGCGGCAAATCTACGCTTCCATTCGTCGCTGCTCGTCGAATTGAGGAAGGGCTTCATATCTCGGGCCGCTTGTTCCCACTGTTCTGCCTCGGTCATGGGAGTAGTGCCGCCCTGGTCCCCAAAACGCATTTTGAGCATTTCCACGGCGCTCAGGTTCAAGACTGAGTCACTTCCGGTGGGGATTCGCCTGGAAGCCCATCTTTGATAGACCGGCAGCCCAGTCCTGGCTTGACGCCACAGCCAGAGCTTCAACGTGAATGTGTTTCGGAGGCGCGACGTGCCCGTCACCCCAGTTCTCCATAAGGACGTAGATCTGGTTGTCCGGGTGCGCTGCTTCGAGGAAGGGCGTCATGTGGTCTTCGACGTGATCGAAGTCAGTGCTGTTCTGCATGTACGCCACTGTGTTGTCCCGCGGGGTCCGGTACAGGTCCACCAAATTAGTTGTGACGTCGTCGGGCAGTTGGCTCATGGGGTCTTCGCCGGTGACGCCGTAACAGACCTCGGCGAAGCGTTCGACAGCCGGGAGCTCGTACTTGGCGACGTCGGTTTGAGGGTTGGAAACAATGGCGAGCGAGCCTGGGAAGTGCGCAGAGAAGAAGAGCGACGCGAAGCCGCCACCGGATGCCCCGAAAAACACAAGACGCTGATCGCCCCATACTTCGGCGATGTGGCGGATGATAGCGAGCAGCTTCTGCTGTGTATTCATGCGGCTGTTGCCCACAAACCAGCCGAGGTTCAGCCGGTCCGTTAGCACGAGGCTTGGATCGGAGATGAAAACGCGGTTCACTGCGGTGTCCTTGGATACGCCCATGCCGCCGAAAGCGGGCAACGTCCAGGTCTTGTCAACTGCACCTTGGAAGAACACAACGGTGGTATCCGACCCGCGGTTCTGCGGGATGACGTCGATCGGCAAGCCGTTCTCGGTAATGATCTGGTAGCCGGGCGGGATGGTTTCCTTTTTCAGGAACAGGTCAACGCTGGCGTACTTTGTGATGTTGTGCTTTTTCGGATCGATGACCCGCGGTCGTGACGGGCACGGGTGGTCCTGCGCGTCGTTGCTACCGGTGTAAATGAACACGTCTGCGCAGAGTTCGCAGAAGCCGAAGCCCATGTCCTGCGCGTAGGCGCGCTTGTCCTCAAGGTTTTGAATTTGCCCCATCAGGAAAAGATACCTGAATGTCCAGACGCCGGACGAACGTGACTTGCTTCCGAAATGGATCGTGACTATGGACGTCGCTGCGCTTTGTTAGGCTTGGGTGGTTTCTTCACAGTCACTTCATGGGGGTTTGTTTTGCCGGGTATCTTCATCTATGGCAGCTGCGTCTCACGCGACACAAAGCCGTTTCTGGGCGAGGACTGGACGATCGTTGAATACGTCGCCCGCCAGAGCATGATCAGCGCGGCCTCGCCGCGAGGCGTTCTCCGTGGTGAGAGCGCTCTGACCTCGAAGTTTCAGAATCAGTGCGTGCGCAATGACGTCCGATCCTCCCTCTTGCCGTCCATCGACGAAGCAGCATCAAAAGCCGATGTGTTCGTCCTTGATCTCGTTGACGAGCGGCTCGGGGTCTACGAACTTGCGCCCAACACCTACATCACCCAGACCTGGGAGCTCGAAGAGAGCAAACTCCTTCAGCAGCAGGACACCCAGCCGCGCCTCATCAAGTTCGGCACGGACGAACACTTCGAACTGTGGCAGAAAGCATCCGATGTTGTCCTTAAAAGGATCGCAGAGACTGGCAAACCCTTGCTGGTCCTCGCCCCAGAATGGGCGGAGACGGCAGACAGTGGCCAGACTGGGTTGCAGTACCGCGGCATGTCCTCTGGCTACTGGAATAGGACGTACCAGCGGTACACGGACTCGCTCCGGGAGCGCGGGGTCAATGTGTTCACGGTTGGACAGGATGTCGCCGTGGCCGCCGCGAAGCATCAGTGGGGTCTTGCCCCCTACCACCATGTGAACGCCGTCTACGAAAAGATGCGTGACGCCATTAAAGCTGCTGCGACAGCTCACGCGCCCAAGGCTGTATAACCTCCATGAGGGCACCTGATTCCGTATCAGGCTCCAAGACCTTGAGCGTGGTGAAGTTGAACCCCGCAATGTGACCTTCAGGGGAGGGATCCACTTCTACGATGTCCGTTCGAGCCAATCGCAACACTTCCCGGCCTGCGTCCGGGCGGAAACATAGGTTCAAAGCGTGCGGCGAGGGATCGGCTACCGACTTGTACGACCATGCTTGGCACATATCCGGCGGCAGATCGTAGAGGTCTTTCACCAGAACTTCTGTTGCAACATACTTGTCCGGGTCGTTGTCGCTGTACGGCTTCATGAAAACGTCGTGAAGCAATTCCAGGATGACCGCAAGCTTCTTCTGGGCCTTTAGGCTCAAGTTGTCAGGGACTTCCAACACGCCGATCTCAGTCGATTTGAAGTCTTGGTAGACGACAAAGTGGCTCATGGCCAACAGTGTCGGTCCACTGACCCCTACTTCAAAGCAAGCCGTGGCCGGATCCCAAGCGGTGTACAGCATTGGCTCGCCGGGCATATTGAGCCTTCCTATGCGTGCCCTGTCTATGGGAGGCTCCCAGGCATCCGCTACAACCTTCATGTCTGAAATGCTCTCCAGCGGTCGCGCCCGGTAGAGGACGCTGCCCGCCTGAATGGGCCGACTTGTGGTTGGCAGCGTAAAACGGTCTCCCCCTGGAGGGCGAACAATGTTGTAGATCCCCTTGATGGCTTGAGCTCGCGTCAGGGGCTTGCGGGAGGCCAAAAACTGTTTGGCCCGCATTCTTAGTTGCCCGGGGTCGTGCCTAGACAGGTAGTCCTCGAACATGTCAACACGTGCAGGGTCAACTCGCATGACATCAGTCTATGAAAGTGGACTGACAAAATGTCGCTATCCACGTCAACGATCGGTGCGGACGGCGATGGCCCTGCAGCCTTCAGGGACAAGTGCCCGTGCGGCCACGAGGGCCTCGTCGTAGTCTCCGCCCCCGGCGCTGACTGTACTTAGCTTGCCCTCGCTGTTTTCGATTGTCAGGGTTACTTCCACGGCTTAGCCCCAGGCTGCCCGGACGATCATGTGAGCGTCCGCGGCGATGTGCCTGCCCGCGTGGCCTGCGCCCAGAACGCAGAACGCTTGGAAGCCTAAATGGCTGGTTGATTCGGTGCACTCTTCGGCGCTGAGGGCGAGGAGCTCAACGGGGAAGCTGTCGCCTACGTTGAGGTCGCTCACGTGTGGTCTCTCCTAACTGGGGGACAAGCTGTCGTTCCAAGCATGCATCATTGGAACATGCCAATCTTCCCACCAACGAAGTTCGTGCTTGACGGACAAGAGTACGAGTTCATCCGCCCGGAGCGCGTGGGGCCCGTGGAAGACGTCAAGTCTTGGGAGATGGGCAACTACCCCAAGGTGCATGCGCGGGTGCCGCTGAAGCCTGGCGGAACCGTTTGGGTGTACGCCCATGCGACTCACTGGAACCGGACGCAGATCCATGTTCAGTGGTACGACGACGAGAAGGACAGCCTAAGCGCATGGTTACCGAAGGAAGATGTCCGGCCAGTCACCAACTCCGATTGGGATATTGATGCATATAACCGCTGCCCGGAGTGGCTCCGAGTAGTCCAGTGGGGTGCTAAATTCGAACACCGGCTGCCAGGCTTCCTCCCGCTCTAAACCTGGCTTCCGAATGAAATCAGGTCCACGTAGTCTCCACTGGCGAGTTGAACGCCACTGAGGTCCCTTAGGTCCATGCTCGCGATCCGAGTGGTGTGGAGCTTTTCAGCTGCGACTACGACAGCGGCGTCTGATGCACCCATTCTTCTATCGACGTAGCGTGCTGCTACCTCGAGAATGCGGGGCCAATCATCCGAGAAGTAGACGGGCGATATTTCCTTTTCCGCCACGGCACGAATAAAGTCCAGCTCGGCTTCAGGTCCGAGCCTTCGATCGATAAAGTAGGACGCTTCGGCAAGCGCGAGGACTGGCACATACAGTGGCGTGCCTAGCTTGCTGATGATCTCGACCGCTTCTTCGTGCTGTGTGTCGTCCTCTATGTACGCGGCAATGAGTACGTTCGCGTCTACAACCACAAGAGTCATAGCGTGTCATACCAATCTTTCCCCCTGCGCTCATCGTCAAAGAGGGCAGACAGATTCTTGGCATCAGTGAACCGGGACCCGCGTCCGACAAAGCTGGGTAATTTTTTTTCGGCCGGCCTGTTCTTTATGGAAGCCTTGATGCTGAATGTGGGAGTGGTTGGACCCTCCCCACTGACGGTGGTGACGACGTGTGCAACGTTCGCAGCCTGAATGGAGTCCGCCTGAATTTCTGCGGAAGTTGCTGCCTCTGAAGGTTCAGTATGGTTGCCTTCAATACGGTCATTCATAGCTAATCGCCTGCCGTACCTGCGCGGAACTTGTCTACAAAGGCCTGCGGCCCTGCGAACCCAATCAACTGGAATCGGCAGCGTGTGAACGTGCTGCCATCGACCTGTATTGCGCCAGTAACGTAGGGGCGCGTCGATGGGATCTCCCACAGGAGAGCATCCATTTCGCCATCAAAGGTGCAGTCAATGAGGGATGATTCACCGGTCAAGGCAAGCACGGCCGGTCCAATGATCAGGCAGTCTTCAAACTGGTGGTCCCTGATGACATGCGTCGTGATGGTCAGGTCTGTGATTCGCAGGACTTTTCCGGATACATGCGTGGTCATGGCACTATCGTCTCACGCCTAAATGAGCCGCCACACCCAAAGCAGATCCCTGATTACCAGGCTCCCAGCGCATTCTCTGTGATGTCGATGGCGCGGAAGTGGGGCGGACATGAAGAAGGCTCCGCACCTGATCTGAACAAGTGCGGAGCCTTCTTGCGCATTCGAGTGTACCTCAGCCCAGCGCGTCCGCTGCGGCCGCGTCTGATGCCTTGGACAACCTCGCATAGACGCGAAGCGTAGTCTGCGGGTCCTCATGCCCAAGCCTGGCTTGCACGACGTGCACAGGCACGTTCGCGTCCAGAAGGTGGGTTGTGTGTGCGTGCCGGATCTCGTGAATCCACGGTTTCCGGTCTAAGATGCCATCCTCCAGCAGTTCAGCCATGAGGGGCTGCCAAACGTACTTGTGGAAGCGAGCGTTGCGGACATATTCGCCGTCCGGCTGCTGGAACACGAATTCATCCAGCCCGAGCGGCTTCATGTGCTCGATCAGATCCTCGGATAGCTTCGCATTGCAGGTGACGGTCCGCTTTGCCTTCTTTGTCTTTGGCGGGCCGATCTCTTCGCCGTTGCCGATGGACTTCCAAGCGCGCTCGACGCGTACGGCTGCCCGGCCTTGGCGAACACTTATGTCGCGCTTTCGGAGCGCGGTTGCTTCCGAGTATCTGAGGCCAGTGCCGGCGAGAAAGCGAATGAAGAGTGAGTAGTGCGCGTTGATGCGCTCGGAGAGCACGACGAGATCCTCCGGCGAGAGGTAGACGGGTTCACGCGCCTCGTTGAGGTCAGCTTCCGCGACACCCTTGGCAGGGTTACGCGTCATCAGTTCAAGGTCCATGGCGGTCACGAAAGCTGCCGACAGCAAAGCGTGGATGTTCTGCTTGGTCTTTCGGCCGAGAGGTTGCCCAGTCGGTTGATTGGCGCGGCTGAGAATCGTGAGCCCGTCAAGCCAGTCAATAACTGAGGCTTTGGTGACTTTGTCAACGGGTGTCTTGCCGAGGTCGCTGGGGGCAATATGGCCGGCGGCCATGCGTCGGTACTTGGCAATGGTGCCAGGCTGAGGCTTCCGGAGCAGATCCATGTGCCGGACGACGACTTCGTAAACCGTGGGCGCGGTGGAGTCCTTGATTGTTTTCGCTTTGGCGGCCAGCTTGAAGCTGTTGCCATTCGAGTCAAGGAAGTCCTTGAGTTCGACCGCTTTCGCCTTCGCCTCCCCCGGCGCGTAGTCCACGTCTTTGAACGTGCGCGACTTGAGTCCCTGCTCAGGGTCCCGCCACGTGACCGTATGCGAGGCCCCTCCCTTCTTGAGCTCACGGGTACGGATACTAGCCACGGGTTGCCTCAATACGCAGCTTCTGCTCAACGTCCTTTTGATGGGCCACGTGTTCGATAAGGCCACGCCGGAGCCTCACTCCGCACTCGCAGTACCACTTGCCCCAAGAGAAGTCGGCATCTTCGTGCCCGGCCAACTCCTTGGCAATAAGTGCGTCAAGAACCGTGGTGTCGTTCGGGGGAATCTGATCGGCCGGTTCTGTTCTGTCCTCTTGCTGAGCCAA